ATGAAGACAGAGTTGGGCTTACGGGCCGAGCAGGCGCCGATCGTGGCCTTGCTCGATGGGGATCTGCCCAGCCGGCTGCCGGCGGCCCAGCCGGTGAAAACCGAAACGGTGGATCCGATCCAGCGCGCCCGGGCCTTTGCCGAGCCGCTGCTGGCCGGCCATGTGCTGGATACCGGCGAGCCGGCACTCGAGCATGCGGACGGGGTCGCCGCGATCCTGGCGGGCGTCGGCGCGGCGCCGTCGATGCGTGCGGCGTCCTACCTGGTGTATGCCGGGGACTATCTCAACAAGCCTGAAGAAATCGTCGCCAAGGCCTTTGGGGAGAGCGACGCCAGCCTGGTGAGCCACACCCGGCGTCTGGTCCAGATCCAGCGCGCAGCCCGCGAAGCGAAGGTCGAGGACCAGCGCCGCCAGGAGCAGACCGAGCTGGTGCGCAAGATGCTGCTGGCGTTCTCCCGCGATCTGCGGGTGGTGCTGTTGCGTCTGGCCTCCCGCCTGCAGACCCTGCGGTGGTTCGCCGCGAGCAAGACGGCCTGCCCCCGGGAACTGGCGGCGGAGTCGCTGCAGGTCTTCGCGCCGCTGGCCAATCGGCTGGGCATCTGGCAGATCAAATGGGAACTGGAGGATCTGTCCTTCCGCTTCCTGGAGCCGGAGCAGTATCACCAGCTGGCCAAGGGCCTGCATGAAAAGCGGGTGGAGCGGGAGCAGTCGGTCGAGGCGGTGCGTGCGTCGCTGGAGTCGCAGCTGCGCGCCCAGGGGCTGCAGGCGGAGGTGCAGGGGCGTCCCAAGCATCTCTACAGCATCTGGAAAAAGATGCGGGGCAAGGGCCTGACGCTGGAACGCGTCTTCGATCTGCGTGCGCTGCGGGTGATCGTGCCGGAAGTGGCCGACTGCTATGCGGTGCTGGCCCGCCTGCATGAGTGGTATCAGCCGGTCGATGGCGAGTTCGACGACTACATCGCCCGGCCCAAGCCCAATGGTTATCAGTCGCTGCACACCGTGGTCGTAGCCACCGACGGCCGGCCGATGGAAGTGCAGATCCGGACCCGCGCGATGCATGAGCATGCGGAGCATGGCGTGGCGGCGCACTGGGCCTACAAGGAAGCCGGGACCAAGGGCTATGCCGGGGTCACGGCCGCCGGGGAGTTTGAAGAGCAGGTCGCGCAGGCCCGCAAGGCGGTGTTGCGGCAGCTGCTGGCCTGGGAGCGCGACTTCATCGCTGAAAGCGGTCCTTCGTTTGACGACCGCATCTATGTGTTCACACCGCAGGCCAATGTGGTGGAGCTGTGTGCCAACGCGACGGCGGTGGACTTCGCATATGCGCTGCATACCGATCTGGGTCACCGCTGCCGGGGCGCCAAGGTCGATGGGCAGATGGTGCCGCTGAACACGCCGCTCAAGAGCGGGCAGACGGTGGAAATCGTGGCGCTGAAGGAGGGCGGGCCCTCGCTGGACTGGCTCAACCCGGAACTGGGATATCTGCAGAGCGCGCGCAGCAAGGCCAAGGTGCGGGCCTGGTTCAATGCGCAGGCGCAAGCCCAGACGATTGCCAAGGGCCGCGAGCTGGTGGAAAAGCTGCTTCAGCGGGAAGGCAAGACCGCCATCAAGCTGGAAGATCTGGCGGGACGGCTGGGATTCCGGAATGCGGATGCGCTGTTTGAGGTGGTGGGCAAGGACGAATACTCCCTGCGCAATATCGAGACGCTGCTGCGACCGCCCGCCCCGGAAACCGACGAAGACGCCTTGCTGGCGCAGCGGCACAACCGCGGACCGGCGGTGGACGGCCGTGCACCCAAGGGTGGCGTGCTGGTAGTGGGGGTGGATTCGCTGCTGACGAGCCTGGCACGGTGCTGCCGCCCGGCGCCGCCGGATGCCATCACCGGTTTTGTCACCCGCGGCAAGGGCGTGGCGATTCACCGGGCCGACTGTGCCAACCTGCGGGAGATGGCGCGCAGCGCGCCGGAGCGGGTGATTGCGGTGGACTGGGGCGAGCCGCCAACGGAGAAGGGCGGCAAGGCCGCGCAATATCCGGTGGATCTGGTGGTGGAAGCGGTGGACCGGCCGGGGCTGCTCAGGGATGTGCTGGAGCTGTTTGCCAAGGACAAGCTGAGTGTCATTGCAGTGAACCAGCAAAGCGGCAAAGGCAAGCCGGCGCGGTCGGACCTGTCCCGCATGAGCTTCACCGTGGAGGTGAGTGATGCGCAGCGCTTGAACCAGACCTTGGCGGCGGTGGTGCAGATCTCCGGGGTGAGAAGCGCGCGGCGGCGTTGACGCGTACGCTAATCGCGCAAACCGACAAGTTATCTCGCACAAGCTCAATTTCCGGGCTATACTGCGAAGCTCTTCAGGCGCATAGCTCAGTTGGTTAGAGCACCACCTTGACATGGTGGGGGTCGTTGGTTCGAATCCAATTGCGCCTACCAAATACAGACCCCGGTAACTCGTTGTCATGCAACGGATTACCGGGGTTTTCCGTTTCTGGCTCTGGCGGCCGTGGGAAGCCGGTGGGAAGTAGCGCCAGTGCGGCGCGCAGCCTCTCCGAGCCGGTCTCGTTGCGCGACAGCCAGCGGGCGTACGAATCGAACAGAACTTGGATGCTGTGGCCGGCCTGGGCCGCCACGTACATGGGATTCACTCCAGCCATGCACAGGGCCGTGCAAAACGTGTGGCGCGTGGCATAGGCCCGCCGGGCGCGGATTCCGCAGCGCCTGAGCGAGGGCTTCCAATAGGTGTCGCGCTGGCTACGCTCGTCGTGCCAAGGCTTGCGCAACTCCGGATGCTCGAAGACTGGCGAGTCCGCCCCTTTGGCCTTGGTGTACTTCTTCATCGTCTTGAGCGCGGCCAGGGCCGGCTCGCAGAGATCCACGTCCCGGTCCTGCTTCGTCTTCGTTTCCTCCCGCTCGCACCCTTTGAACGTCTTCACTCGCTGCACCCGCGCGACCTGGTGGCGCGCGTCGATGTCGCCCCACTGGAGTGCGATGAGTTCCTCTGGCCGCATGCCGGTGAAGAACGCGAACTGGAAATAGGCGTGGACCCGCTCGTCGTAGTGCTTGGCCATGTCCGCCAGGATGGCGTCGCGCTCTGCCAGCGTCAGCGGGTCCGGCAGCTTCTTCTTGGTCCGGGAGTTCTTCACCTCGGCGAGCGGGTTGTCTTCTCGGCGTTTTCCGGTGAAGTGGAGGGCAAACATCCGGCGCAGCGGGATCAGGTAGTTGTTCCTCAGCTTGGCCGACGCCCAGGGGTGCGCGCCGATCTTTGAAGCCACGGCGGCGGCCGTGAGGCTGTCAACTTCCGTCGCTGGGCCCAGCATCGGGACCCAGGTGTTGTTGATCGCATTGGCGTACTGGCTGACCGTCGCCGGCGAAAGGCCTTCGACCGACGCGAGGTACAGCTCGGCCAGCTTTGAGACGGTCAGCTTCTCCTGCTTGGCGCCGGCCGCCCGCGGCGAGTCGGGGAAGAAGTCAGCCAGCACGAAGGTGCCGTGGCGGATCCTGTCCCGCACCGTTGCGGCGACGCGCTCGGCGTATGCGATGTTCTTCGGCGTAGGTGGCAAGGCCTGGCCGTTTGCGGTCAGCCTCTCCTTGATGTACTCCCCGCCGAAGGTGAAGCCGATGCGGATCGAATGTCCGCGGACCTCTACACCCCTTCCAGAACCCATTTCTCAACCTCTTTCATGTCGATCCAGATCCGGCCGTCATCGGCCTTCCGATAATGCTTGCCGCGGGCCCAGATGCCCCGGGCAATTCGCTTCTCGATGGCACCGGCGCTCAGGCCAGTCAGCTCAGCGGCTTTGCGGATGGTGACGAATCGGAAGCCGCCACTGTTTTCGCTCTCAGCCATTCTTTCCTCCTTCCTGTGCTTGTGTGGTGTCGGTCATGAGTCAGTCCTCAGTTGGCACGGATGGCGAAGACCTCAACCGGGTCCGTGCCGAAGTGCGGGTGGGTGATGGTTGCGATGCGCATGCCGCGCCACGGGCGGATGAGCCGGCGCTCTGCATTGCTGCGCGCGGGATAGCCCAGGGTGAACTCGATGTGGCTGAACTCCTTGCCGACTAAGCGTCGAATCCAGTAAGGCGTCACGAGGCGGAACTCCTCTGGCTTAGTACCTTCCCGGATTTCATTGAAGTAACTCGCCTTCAGTGGCAGGATCAGCGGCGTCAAGTCGAATTTGTTGACTGGTTTTCTCAAGGGAGGCTTCCTATGAAAAGGGAGACCATAGAAATTGGCGCAAGGACGGTGGTCCGCAGCCGCTACAGAGGATTCCAGGTGGACGTGATTACCGGTTACGACACCGCGCGCGACCGTTACCCTGTTCACATCGAAGTCACTGGCGCCGGGCCAGACAGCCGGAGCATCAAGCTGCTTCGCGTAGCGACCGAGTTCACGATTTACGATGCGATCGATGCCGGGTTTGCTGCTGCAGAGCGGGCAATTGATGCTGCCGAGTTCAACAATATCTAGTCCGACACTGCATCCTTGACGCGAGCCAAAGGCTTGGTAGTGGGAGACGTTTTTATGACGCTGTACCGAATTCACTTGGCGACGCACAGGGGCCATCGAATCAGGGTCGAGGTTCATCACGATGCCGCACAACCGGAAGGGGAGGGGCAGTGGTCCGCAAATGCGTTTCTCGTTTGGCCCACCCAAGGGCAAACCTCCCTTTTCAGCGGTCTTTTCGGGAGCAGCTCGTACGATGTTGGTGAGCGTGCTATCGCTATGGCGAAGATCGAAATCGACAAGCTGGAAAACTGACGCCAGAGATCTGTAATGGATGAAGATGGCTGGAGCGCGGCAGTGCTTGCGGAACCGATCGGAGCGGGTAAATTCCGGCCCGTATTGGTGGTGACGCGGCGCCGCGGCGATGAGGTGTCGGACGTTGCCATCCCGTTGGACGGTGAGTACGACAGCCGATTGGCCGCCGAGGAGGCGGGGAAGGATGCTCTGGCCGCCATGGCTCGGGGGCAGTGAGTTCACGCCGCCTCCTTCGCTGGCTCTAGCTCTGCACGCAGCGCGCCACAGAACTCGGGCCACAGGTCCCGCCAGAAGCCCACCGCCTGCGGGTCGTCGCGCTTCTGGATCTCGTACCACGGCTCATCGAAGATCGTGGCAAGTTCTGCCAGGTCGAACTTGGACAGCTTGGCTGATCTCCAAGGCTCCTCGCACTCCCGGTGGATCTCGCCGCAGGCGGTAATGAAGGATTCCTCGCCTTCGGAAAGTTCGTAGGATCGGTTGTCGATTTCGTCCCAGACGAAGCGCGCCTCCTCTCGTCCGACCATGCGGCGCCTCCGCATCTCAAGCACCTTGCGCTGAATGCCTGCCACGCTGGCATCGCCGTCAAACTGCTCCAGGCTGTGACCCATGAAGCGCCCGAACACGTAGTCAAAGTTCAGGCCGATGAGGAACTTCTTGAAGCGCACGCCGGGCGCGCCCCAATACTGGGACCAGCTGCCGAAGGTCGAATTGATCAGGATCTCGCCGCGCGGCCATTCGCTGCCGTCCTCATGCCGGTCGGACCACTCGCGCACGACGATGGTCGCCCACTCGCCCCTGTTCTTCACGCTGTAGACGTCGGCGTTGGTGTGCTTGGTGACGCTCATAGCGGCTCCTGCTGAATCGGTTTTAGACGGGGTGTCTGGAGGTCGTATCCGTGGACGGCGCGCCGGGTCCGAGAATTCAATCCATGTCCTATTGACCCGATCGAAAGGAAATCTTCATGAACGGCTACTTCACGCGCTTCGAATTGACTCCCTCCGGATGGACCGGTGCCATCTGTCGCCAGATGGGCGACGTCCTCGCCGGGCGACTGGTGATCGAGTTCGGCTCCAAAAGTACCGTCCGCCGTGCCTTGCGGAAGCAATGGCGTATTGCGGCCCGCGCGCGAGCGCAGGTCTGCTGAGACCGCATCCCAGTCGATCTCGCTGTCTCTGGCATCGATCCAAGGGCGGGCATGAGCCCGCTGGCGGAAGCGGCGGCTGGCCATCAGTCCTCCTCGACCATCAGTTGGTCTGGGTAAGGCAGCGTTTCGCCGGCGAGCGGGTTGTCCGCGCTGAGACTGGCCCCACCCATGTGGAAGATGGCCCATTCCTCCGCCTCGTCCAGCGTGGCATCGCCTGGTACCTCATAGACGGCGGTGACGCGGATCTTCATGCGCCACCCCCGAACATGTCCTTCGTTCGCGTGTCGCGCTCGGCGGTCTCGGTGCTGACCCCGGTCGCCTTGGCGACTGCGGCCCGTGCTTCTGCAATGCGATGCGTGGCGGAGCGCAGGTTCTCCTCCGCCCATCCGAGCTCCCGGGCCGCCTGCTCGAAGTCACCGCGGTCGGCGTAGTGGGCCGCCGCGTCACAGTTGCCGCTGACGTCGCCGGCGCTGCTCGCGGCCGCGCGGACGGCTCTGACGATGGTGGCGCTCATGCTGCCTTCTCCAGGCTGGCGGCAGTCCCTGCCGTCAGCAGCAGGTCGGCGCCGAGGTCGGTCAGGCGGATCAGGTCGGACCGCTTGAACAGCATCGCGGCGCCGCGCTTCGTCCCCTGCAGGCCCAGCGAGGCCATGCCGGCGGCATCGATTGAGAACGGCTTGATCGCGGCGTTGATGTCGGCGATGCGCAGGGTCGGCTCTTCCACCAGGGTGGCGGTGGGCTGGCGGACCTGAGTCACCGCCTCGGCCACCGGCACGATGGCGGCGCGGGAGGCGGTGGCCTCCGCTGCAGCTGCAGCTGCTGCTTCGGCCGCTTGCAGTGCAGCCTGAGCTTCAGCTTCGCGGGCGAGTCGCGCCGTCTCTTCGGCTTCCTCGCGGCGCAGCGCGCCGGGCAGCGCCGCCTGCAGGTGTTCCAGCACCAGGGCGTGCTTCTTCTGGGCCTCGCCCAGCCGGTCGCCAAAGGTGTCCACGCTGGGGGCATTGGAGCTGGCCAGCAGCAGGGCGGCGTTGATGGTGGCGGAGGAGGTCTGCTCGGTGAAGGTCAGCAGGCGGTCGAACTCGGCGAAGCGGCCGGTGACGCGGGCAGCGAACTCGTCGGCCAGGCGCTGCTTGGCCAGCCGCTCCGCTTCTAGGGCTGCCTGCTGCGCGGCGATCTGGCGTTGCTGCTCCGCCAAGCGCTCGGCGGCCTCAGCCTGCTCGCGGGCAATACGGGCCTGCTCTTCCGCGACCTGGCGCTGGCGCTCCGCTTCCGCTTCCTTCGCTTCGGTCTGCTCCAGCAGCACCTTCAGGGACGTGAGGGTCTCGGTCCGGGCGGTGGCAGCCTCCTCGGCGAAGTCCTCCCATGCTGCCGGGTCGATCTCGATTCCTTCCACGGCAGCCACAGCGTTGCGCACCCGTTCGGACGGCAGGCCCTGGGCCCGGGTCAGGCATGCGCGGATCTTCTCGATAGCGGCACGATGAGCGGCCACGCGCTCTGCCTCGATGCGGGCCTTCTCGGCGCGGATGGCTTCCTTGCGGGCTTCCTCGGCCTTGATCTGAGCATCGATCGGCTGCTCCAGCTCCAGGATCTCGCCGGTGATGCGCTTGGCCTGCGCGTCAATGACCTTGCCCATCTCCAGCACCGGCGCCTTGAATGCTTGGCGCTTCTTCTCCAGGTCGGTACGCAGCGTTACCAGCTCCAGGCGGGCGGCGCGGGCGGCCTTGTCGCCGGCGGTGGTGGTCAGGTCGAACTGCACGCCGCCGTGCCGCTGGCGCAGCTCGGCCAGGGCTGCCTCGGTCTTGCTGAACTGGACGACAGCCTTGCCGTCCTTGATGTCTGCGCGGTCGATCAGTTCGTCCGCGACTTCGATGGTTTCGCTCATGGAATGCTCCTCAGAAGTCGTCAAGGGATGCGAGCGCTTCAGCCACAGGCTTGGGCGCACGTGCGGGGGTGGACGGCGCGGCCGTGGGCGCCTTCGGCTCTTCCCACGGGGCCGGGTGGCCTGCGGCGGCCATCGCTGCGATCTCGGCCGGGTCGGCGTGGGTGCGGTCGAACTCCTCAATCACCCGCTGCATGTAGGCCCTGGCCTGCGTCGCCTTTGCTTCCATCGCCGACTCCACCTTCGGGTCCCGCGTCACCAACCAGGTGGTGATCCGCTGGTGGGGCGGGATGTGGTCCACGAAGTGCAGGGCAGGGGACTCGTAGCCGATCAGCCGCTCCGGGGTGTTGACCAGCGCGTAGACCACCTCCCAGCTGTCGGCGTCCCACAGAGCCATGTATCCGCGCATCTGGTACTCGTAGATCGAGTCCTCGCAGGCTTCTGTGGTGATCGGGAAGGTCTGGATGGACCAAGAGCACTTCAGGTCGAAGCCGCGGCGGTCCGGCGCGTGGAACAGGTCGCACTCGCCAGTCCAGAACCGACTCTTGCGACGCTCGGTGTTCTTGGTCAGGGCCAGCCCCCGCACGCGGTTGAACAGGGCGATGCCATCAGGCTCCACCTCAATGCCCTTTTCCAAGGCCTTGCCGGAGATCTCGAAGTCCACGCCGAAGATCTCTTGAGCCGCCAAGCCGCGGATGTAGGTCTTTGCGGTCTCGCTCAGGGTCTGCGCCTTCAGGTGCTCCAGCAGCTGGATCTCGCCTTCGGTGCGCTTGTCCACGCGCTTCTTCTGGATGGCGCGCACGTCATCGGTGATCAGCGCCTTGTCGATGCTCTTGGGCTCGCCCATGAGCATGCCGATGCTGCTGCAGCGGAAGAGGTAGTCAGCCATGATTGGCCTCCTCGTCGGCGGCGCGGGCCTTCTTGCGCATCGCGGTGAAGGCCTGGCCGTAGTCGCTGCGCTGCCGGTTGTCCAGCTTCGACCACCAGGCGGTGAGGGCGACCATCCCCTTTGCGGCGGCCTCTTCCCCAGCGCGCAGGGTAGGGTCTCCTTCCGGCGAGGCATCGTCCCCGGCCCCAGCGAACCGCAGGCCGCTTTCATCATCCTCACCGCCCGTGGCGGTGCCGGTGATGGCCAGCAGGGACACGCGCTTGAGGTAGCTTGCGGTGGCCTGCATGTTCTGCACCGGCGTGTTGGCGCTGAGATCCCCAGGCGGGGCCTCAAGCTCCAGTTGTTCTGCGTGGCCGTCCTTGTGCTCCAAGAAGCAGGTGACCCACACCCAGGGAACTCCGTCCTTCGCGCCAAAGCGCTGGTCATGGCGAAAGCCGAAGCCATGGCGGGACAGTGCCGGTGACAGGAGGCCGCACACAGCGTCGAATTCCGCCTGATTGAACGATCCGGCCCGACCGCGGTCCACCCGCTTGGACTTCGGCACGATGATGTTCTCGCCCCGGAAAGCCGCGAAGTCACGCTTGTGCGCCAGCATGGCATCGCGCTGGCGGTCCTTCTCCTGCAGTTCCCGGTACCGGATGTCCATCTGCATCAGGCGCTCGAGGCGCTCGATGTCCTTGTCGCCGGTTTCCATGGCGACCTGCAGCAGGTCCGCCGGCGTCACGGCGGCCCGCGGCTGCACCGTCAGTGCCGCCTGCTGGAGCGCTGGCACCTGTGTGCCCGGCATCGGTTGCAGTTCGAGCGCGGGGCTCGCTTCCGCGATTGCATTCATTGCTCTCTCCGTTGAAAAGGGTGGGGCGGCCTTGGCTCCACGCGTCAGCGCTTCAAAGCCGCGGCGGCGCCCCGTTGATCAGGTCAATACCGCCGGCGCTGCCAGCGCCAGGACGATCAGAAGTGCAGCCAGGAACAGACCGCCGATCTCGGTGATCTGGCCCAGGGCTTCAGATGCAATGGGGTCCAGGTCCTCGCTCATGGCAAGAGCCCCAGGCGCCCCGCGACATGGAGGGCGGCCACGGCGGCGAGCCCCACGCCAGCCATGCGGCCAATCACCTGCCAGTAGCCGGGCTCGCCAGGCTCTGCCTGATAGACCGCCTCGGGGCGGTCCAGTTCTCCCGGGCAGGTGTCGCAGACTCCAGCGCGGTCCTCGCGCAGAAGCTGCCGTGCGACCATGGTTGGGAGGCGGCGCCCCTGGTGATCTAGGCCGAGTGCGATGTAGCCGTTCATGCTGCCTCCGGGGTGACCGGGGCCGGGGCAATCTCCTGCAGCTGGATCAGCGGATCGAGGACTGCGACGCGCTTGATGCGCTGCTCTTCGATGCGGTGCTCGATGGCGCGGACCACACGATCCTGCTTGTCCATGCGGCCCTGCAGGCTGTCGCGGTACTGGCGGGCCTCCACTGACTTTTGCAGGATCCGGCATCGATCGGTGAAGGAAACAACGGCGGCGGCCTGCGCCATCAACTCCACGTAGTGACCGTGCTGCTCATTCACGAGCTGACCGAGCATCGACAGGGTGCGTCGCTCGGCGGCCAGTTCGTCTTGAAGGGTGGTGACTTCCATCGCGTCGCTCCGTGATTCGATGGATGGCATTCTGGACAAACCTGTCCAACAAAGCAAGACGTATTTGTCCAATTCCGACAGGGCGAGTCGGATATGGACGTAAAAAAACCCGCGCAGGGCGGGCCTCTATCCGAGCAGATGCTCGTTTAGGAATCTTCGTTGAAGACTCGCTTCATCGTGCCGTACCACAGTGTGCTGGCGAGGGCCGAAGCAAATGCTGGGTTGCGGTGAGCTTCGCCGCACGAGCTAAAGAAGAACTCTCGATTCGACTCCATAGCGGCATAGCTGATCCCGATGATTTCGCCGCGTTCGGCTCGCTCCAGCAGCTTCTTTAGGCACTTCACAACGTCGTGGGACTGCTTTGGGAACTGAACCAGCCGAAATGGCCGTTCAACGTTCATGTTCCCTCCTTGCGCCTTGGCTGTGGCTTCCTTCTCCCTGGGTAGACCTCCACCGGTTCCTCCGAGGTAGTGGTCTGGCCGAGCCGCTTCGGCTCCCGAGTCGTGGAATCCCATTTGCTTTCCTCCTGCTGCATGTGATGGGTAGCCGAGTGCTCTTGCTTTTGTTCGGCTCTGGATACTGATGATGCATCCAGTAATGGCTCATAGGATGAGCCACCCCCAACGGAGGTATTCGAGTTCAGATCGATCATCACCGGCCCCATCGCGTCGATTGCTGCCGCGTGTCTCGCCGATGGCCCGTGCTTGGCCAAGTGGGCAATGTGGTGGGAGAGAAGCTCGCGTTCAGCTTCAGGCAGGGACTGAAGGGCGCCGGCGATCACGAGAGCAGCGTCGCCCAAGCTTAGGGGGGCGGCAACGGGAGCAGAGCTATCCGGGCCGGCTAACTTCGGAGGCCGGGTGACGTCGAGGCCAGGCACGAGGAGCTGCCAAGGATCGAGCTTGAGACGCGCGGCGAGCTGATCGACGTAGCTCAAACCGACACCTTTGTCCCCGTGCAGGTCCTTCTCGACTCGCTCAACTCCCTTCACATCTAGTTTCAAGGATTGCGACCAGGCGAGCCTCGACAACCCGGAGTCTCGTATCGCTCGCGCGATGTTCTCTGAAAGAGCCTTCCGGCCAGATTTGTCCATAACCGAAGTATTCCCGACACGATAAGTCGGATTTGTCCAAATTTGTCTTGATGAATTGGACGAATTTGTCCCACAATCGGCGCCCATGGACATGATTACCTCACTCACTGCGCGACTGGCCGCTGCCAACCTCGCGGAGCTGGCTAGTAGGGCGGATGTTTCCCGGAAGACCCTGGAGCGCATCCTCAGCGGCACGAACAGTCCAACCCTTCGCACGGTCGGCAAGATCAATCGGGCGCTTGACGAGATGAAGGTCAAAGCGCCCCGGGTCGTGAAGGTTAAGTCCCGTCCACCGGAAGAGATCGCCGAAAGCGGGCGTTGCGGCGGCCGGGATAACAGCCTCACTGGGCCGATTTGAGCCATGCGGTCTCACTTCGACTTCGCTTTCAGCTCCGCCGCACGCAGGGCCAGGGCGTCGGTCTCCAGCTGCTGCGCGAGCGAGCGCAGACAGCGCCGCAGCGTCTCGCGCCACGCGACTTGGGCCCACGCGAGATCTCGCTGGGTCTGTGACATCCGCTTCTCGTTCATCGCATTCCTTTCGTCTGTGACTTGGCAGGGCCATCCGGCCGTGATGCCTCGGGCTCCGTCTCCTCCCACTCTGGGTCAGGGGCGGATCGGTCCGGGTGTCCCTGCGAGGCCATAGGCCTCGAAGTAGTTTTTCAACCTGAGTGGGAGCTCAAAGATGGGAGCAAGTCTCTCCTCCAAGTGGAGGAAACCGGTGGATACCGGAGCAAACCCAGCGCAACCTGAGGAAACCGAATTCGACCTGGAGCAGCTGGATCAGCGCCAGATCGAAGCCTTCGATCTCACGCGCTGCCTGACGGAAGCGATGCGCAATGACCCGCGCACGGACCAGAAGATCGCCAAGGCGATCGGGGTCAGCAAGGGCTACATGTCGAAATGGCTCAACAGCGTCGGCGCCGAGCAGCTGGGGCGGTTCGCCCGTTTCTGCCTCACGACTGGCCACGTCGGCCCCATCCAAAAGCTTGCCGATGAACTTGGCTTCGAGCTACGCCCCAAGCGGCAGCGCCGGCCCCGCCGGTTGAAGCCCGTCACCAACGACTGAACCCCCGAGAGGGAGGAACCATGTCCATCTATTCCCGGCGCCAGATCACGGCGCGCTATCGCGAGCTGCTGAAGAGCGAGCCGCGCCTCCACGCGATCCAGACCACCGCATCGGAGTTCGGCCACAGCGCCGAGACGATCGAGCAGGTAATTACGCAGTCCGCTGTCACCGCCTACCTGCACGCGCTCGGTCTGGACGGTGCGCCTGCAGCTGCAGTGCTCAAGGCTGCGGCGGAGGCATTCGGCATGGACACCGGCGTGCTGATGGACGCGGTCCAAGAGCAACACGCAGCCATGGAGGCCTGACATGCTGAAGCAACTGATCATCTATCGCATCGGCTCCGACTGGTCGCCGAATGCTGACCTGTTCCTGAACTCGCTTGAGCAAGAGCGCTTCCAGCCCTGCGGCCCCACTCAGGCCCTGTCCGCCGGCTGGGTGCCGCCGCGGGGAGAGCAGGGCGCTCCGCTGCTGGAGGTGGTGGACGGCCACTGGCTGCTGACCCTGCGCGTGGAGAAGAGGATTCTTCCGTCGAGCGTGGTGCGTGAGCACACCGAGGAGCGGCTGGACCAGATCGAGGACGAGACCGGCCGCCGGCCGGGGAAGAAGCAGGCGAAAGACGTGGCCGAGCAGGTGACGCTGGAGCTGCTGCCGCGGGCCTTCACCACCCAATCTCACCTCGCGGTGTGGATCTTTCCGGCCCAGCGCCTGCTGATGGTCGATGCGGCCAGCATCGGCAAGGCGGACGACCTGGTCACACTGCTGATCAAGGCGGACCCGTCGCTGAGCCTGCACCTGCTGCAGTCGGCCGAGTCGCCGGCGGCCTGCATGGGCGCCTGGCTTATGGACGGAGTTCCGCCAAAGGACTTCGTGATCGACCGCGACTGCGAACTGAAGGCTCACAACGACATGAAGTCGGTCGTGAAGTACGGTCGGCATCCGTTGGACCGCGACGACGTGAAGGCCCACCTGGTGAGCGGCAAGATGCCGACCCGCCTGGCCATGACCTGGAAGGAGCGGATCTCCTTCACGCTCACCGACACCCTGCAGGTCAAGGGCATCAAGTTTCTGGACGTGGTCTTCGACGGTCGGGACAAGCCAGCGAAGGACGAAGCCTTCGACGCAGATGCGGCCCTGGCCACTGGTGAACTGTCCCAGCTGATCCCCGCGCTGATCGAGGCGCTGGGCGGTGAACTGGACTTCATCGGCCAGTCCAAGAAGGTGGCTGCCGCGCACGCGCCGTCCGCCGCAACGCCTGCCGCGACCGAGAAGCAGGTGCGCACCGCTGCGAAGCTCTACGAGGCACGCGATGCCGCCAAGACGCTCTTGGGAGAGAACTTCAAGCCTCGCATGCTGACGTTGGGCGCCGTGCTCGTGCTGACCGCCAAGGCCCACGCGAAGTCCATCGTGGATGCGGCGCTGAAGATCATCGATGACGACCGACTGGACGGCTTCGCCGCCATCGAGATGCTTGCCGCCGCGGTGGAGCAGGTGGAGCCAACCCAATGACCTCGCCCTTCAACCGGGAGCACCTGGTAGCGCAGGGCGTCATGCCGAAGGCCATCTTGCTGACGGCCACGCAATCCAGGGTTCTGGAGTTCGTCCGCGAGTACCGCCGACGCAACCAGATGCCGCCGACGCAGGCGGAGATCCAGCAGCACTTCGGCTGGGCCTCCCCGAACGCAGTCACCGACCACCTCAAGGCCCTTGAGCGCAAGGGCGCCATCCGCATCGGAGCCAACAAGGCCCGCGCGATTTTCGACCTGGAGACCGTATGAGCATCCCGACCCCACGCGAGCCGGCGGACCCATTCCGCTTCCCTGTCCCGGCGCCAGCACCGGCCCCCGCGCCGGCCAACACACCCGCGCCCAAGATGGTGACCTGGTCGCCGCCTTGCGCCCACTTCGCTCGCCCGCTGGGAGGCAAGCCCGCATGAAGCGAGACGCCTTCACGATGCCGCTGGACCTGGGCCGCGAGCTGATCATCGACAACTTCGCCGGCGGCGGCGGAACCTCCACTGGCCTGGAGCAGGCCTTCGGCCGGCCGGTTGACATCGCGATCAATCACGATCCCGAGGCGCTGGCGATGCACGCCATCAACCACCCGCACACACTGCACCTGTGCGAGTCGGTGTGGGACGTGAACCCGGTCAAGGTCACGAAGAACCAGCCGGTCGCCCTGGTGTGGCTCAGCCCCGACTGCAAGCACTTCAGCAAGGCCAAGGGCGGCACGCCAGTGGCGAAGCATATCCGCGGCCTGGCCTGGGTCGGCATGCGCTGGGTGGCGCTGACGAAGCCGCGCGTGCTGATGCTGGAGAACGTCGAGGAGTTCCAGGATTGGGGCCCGCTGATCATTGAGGCTGACGGAACTGCCCGGCCGGACCCGGCCAAGAAGGGCAAGACCTTCGAATCGTTCGTTCGCCAGCTGCGGCAGCACGGGTATGCAGTCGAGTGGCGCGAGCTGCGGGCCTGCGACGACGGTGCCCCGACGATCCGCAAGCGCCTCTTCCTGGTGGCGCGTCGCGACGGCCTTCCGATCCAGTTCCCGGATCACCAGTTCGGCAAGCCTACCTCCGCTGAGGTGCAGGCCGGGCGCCGGCAGGCTTGGCGCACCGCCGCCGACTGCATCGACTTCAGTCTTCCGGCCCTGAGCATCTTTGGCCGGAAGAAGGACCTGGCCGAGAACACCCAGCGCCGGGTGGCGAAAGGCCTGTGGCGCCACGTGCTCACCAGTGCATCCCCATTCATCGTGGGGGTAGGGGGGCGAATGGGGCAGTCGCCGGAGCGGAGCATTCACCAGCCGGCGCAGACCGTCACATCGAAGGCTGACTCCTGCCTCGCGACGCCGGTGCTGGCGCCGTTCATCGGCGACCAGTCGCGGCCCGCCGAAGGGCGCACCGCCGCCGCCAATGAGCCGCTACGCACTGCATGCGCGCAGGTGAAGGGCGGTCACTTCACCGTCGTTGCACCGGCCCTGGCCCCCATGCGTGGGACCAGCGAGGGTCACATGGGCGGCCACAGCGTGGAATTGCCCCTGTCCACCATCTCCGCTGGCGGAACTCACCACGGCCTTGCCGCAGCCAATCTGGTGACGGTCGGTTATGGGGAGCGGAAGGGGCAGGACGCGCGCACCCAGGACGTTGAGCAGCCGCTGGGCACCGTCGTGGCAGGTGGCGTGAAGCAGTACGTCTCACTGGCCCATCTGGTGGACATGGGCCACGGCGAAGGCAAATGCGGTACGAAGCGCTTCAGCCACGGCGTCCGCGACCTGCAGGTTCCGCTCAACACCGTTACCGCAAGCGGCGCGACGAGTGCGCTGGTGGCGGCATGCTTGGAGCAGGCGAACGGCGGCTTCTACGTCGGTGACGGCCGCGCCGCCAATGAGCCGCTCAGCACGATCACCGCCGCCGGCAGCAACCAGCGCCTGATCACCGCCTATGCAGTGAAGTACTACAGCAACGGCGGCCAGTGGCAGGATCTGGACGACCCGATGCACACGATCCCGACCAAGGGCCGCATGGGACTGGTGCAGACCATGCAGGTCCCGGCCGCCAGCCTGGCGCCGGAGCATGCCGAGCGTGCCCGCCAGTGCGCCGACTTGCTGCACAAGTACCTGCCTGAGCACTTCGCGGAGCCGGCGGAGATGGTGATGGTGCACCAGCGCGGCCAGTGGTGGGTCCTGGTGGACATCACCCTCCGCATGCTCAAGCCTCGCGAGCTGTTCAATGCCCAGGGCTTCCCGGCGGACTACGTGATCGAGGAGATCCCCGACCCGGAGAAGCTGTTCGTGGACGGCGTCCAGGCGGCGAACCCGCTGCAGGTGCCGCGGATCCCGCTCACCGCCACGGCGCAGGTCCGCATGTGCGGCAACAGCGTCAGCCCGCCTCAGGCGCGGGCCCTGGTGGAAGCCAACTTCCGCCACGAGCGCGAGATCTACCGGGAGGCCGCATGAACCGCTACCGCACCACGTTCTTCGCCGACTGCCCAAACAACGGTATCCGGATTCAGTACCACCTGGAGATCGTCACCGGTCAACTGATCAAGGTGGAGGACATCCTCGCGGCTACCGCTGCGATCACGCGGGGTTATCACGAAGAGATCGCGGACCAGTTGCTGCAGTCGCTGGGAGGCGCCCAAACGCTGACTGCCACTCACCACGGTGTTGAGATCGAGACGACACGGCCGGCACTGCAGGCCATCGTCAAGCCAAGCGAGGTGTCTCGATGATTCACTACCACGGCACACCCATCGGTGGATCGCGCCAGGATGCGGCCAGGTTCCTGATCGGCCGCCATGCCTTGGTGCCTTGGCCGCGTCGAGATGACATGGCCATTGTTGCCGAGGCCTGCCAGTCATTCTGCTTCGACAACGGCGCCTTCAGCGTCTGGAAGCGAGGCGAGAAGCTTGACGTGGACGGCTACGTCCGATGGACGGATGAGTGGCACAAGCATCCGGGTTTCGACTGGGCGTTGATCCCTGATGTGATCGAAGCATCCGAGGCGGAAAACGACGCATTGCTGCGTGATTGGCCGATGCACTTGCCGGGCGTTCCGGTCTGGCACATGCACGAGTCGGTCGAGCGTCTGGCACGCCTCTGCGCCGATTACAGGACCGTCGCGCTCGGATCGTCCGGTCGATGGGCCGCCCCGGGAACAAGCGAATGGTGGCAGCGTATGACCGTAGCCATGGACGCAATTTGCGACGACGGCGGTCGCCCGGCGGCGCGCCTTCACGGCCTACGCATGCTGGATCCCGCCATCTTCACCCAGCTACCGCTGTCGTCGGCCGACAGCACCAACGCAGCTGTGAACTGCGGCAGTCTCGACCGGTTCGGCATGTACCCGGCGCCGACTGCATCGCAGCGCGCAGCGGTGATTGCGGAGCGCATCGAACACCACAGCAGCGCCGCAGTCTGGCGCCGTGCACCCATTCAAGACGACATTTTCGCGGAGGCCGCGTGAACGCGTTCAGCCCTGACTATGTGCCGGTGATGGCCGGCCTGACCGCGCGCGAACGCGGCTACGCGTCCACCAGCCGCAAGCTTGCGGCGCTCAACCAGGCGAAGGTGGACCGTCACGGCCCATCGCCGGCACCCACGCTCACTGAGAGCCAGAAGCAGGCAGGCCGGGACAAGGGAAACGCCATCAGGGCGGGGAGGAGGGTGTGATGGGGGTGTCCGGTTCGTCCCCTTGCACGCGGCGCAGGTGCGCGACGGTATTTCTGAGGCGATTCGCGAGGGCGACTAGGTCTTCTTCGTTGCGGAGCTGGCTCATTGTCGGGCCCGGTCCATTTCCAGCGAGATGCGACTTGACCAGAGCTTCATTCTCCGCTTTGGCCTCTTCAGCCATCCGTGAGTACCTCTCGAAAGAGTCCTCAGCAGTCTTGAGCATCTTTCGGTGCTCGTCCATTGGCGAACCCATCAGCCTCTCCATGTCGTGGGAACCGCCACTTTACCGGGAGCATGCATGAAGCGCGACACCGCAGAAACCAGCATCCGCGCCTACTACGAAATAGCCCAGGCCGACCTCAGCGCCAGCGAGCGCAAGGTGCTGCACGCAATGGCAGTGGGCCAGCTCTACACCCGCCGGCAGCTGGAGGTCCTCACCGGCTTCCGCTCTGGCCCTGTCTGCGGCCGGGTGCACGCCCTTATCGAGAAGGGCCTCATTGAGGTTGTGGGGGAGAAGCTGTGCCCGGAATCTGGCCGGCCTGTGGAGGCCCTGCGCCTGGTGGCCCAGCAGCTGGAGCTTGCACTGACGTGAGCAGAACACCTCTGACACCCCCTGACTGCGACCTCCAGGACTACCCGTCCATGTTGGTCGACGTGGTCCGGGTTCGTGATTCCAGCCTCGCGTCTGACGAGACGCCGGAGGCCTGCTGGGCGGCTTTCCTGCTGTGGTGCGCGTCGTGGCACCAGGTGCCGGCCGGGTCCATCCCGGACACCGACAGCTGGATTGCGAAGCAGGCCGGCTACGGTCTGCGCGGCAAGATCGACAAGGCATGGACCAAGGTTCGGGACGGCGCGCTGCGCGGATTTGTGAAGTGCGACGACGGCCGGCTCTATCACCCCGTCGTGTGCGAGAAGGCACTGGAGTGCTGGATCGACAAGCTGGGGCGCACGATCAGCAGCGGCAACGGCAATGCGAAACGCTGGGGCGGCACCTTCGACTCTGCACCCTTGGAAGCCCAAATCATCGGGGCCAAGGCGCTGCTGAAGGCGCTCAATCCTCACTCCCGCGCCCTCATGAAGCGGAAGCATTCGGCAGTCCCGACTTCATCCGACCCAGATCCCACCGGGACTCCCGACGTTATCCCGTCGGGATCGCAAGGGAAGGGAAGAGAAGAGAAGGGAAGTAAAGGGAATAGATATTCCGAACCTATCGGTTCGGCCGACGCTGACGCGACGGCTTCTGTGGATAAGTCCTTCGAGGATGAGGCCAAGGCCCTGGCCCGCCGGCGGCTGTGGCAGGACTCCGGGAACTGGCTCACCGACAACGGCGTCAGCGTGGGTGAGGCCAAGTCCTTCCTGAACGCTTTCGCCAAGGACCACGGGTCCGAAGTCGCTGCTGAGGCCATGCGGGAGGCCATCAAGACCCAGGCCCCGGCGGACTGCCGCGCATTCGCCACCGGCATCGCCCAGCGGATCACCGGCGAGCGCAAGAAGCCCCTGACCGTTCCCAGCACGGCCGTGGAGGCCACGCAGGCCCATCTGGCTGAGCAATCTGCCCACGTCCCTACGCCACCCCCGCCAGCGGCCGCAGAAGCCCTCCAGGCGATCCGCAAGCGCCTGGACAAGACCAGCAACCACCAGGCGGCCAATGAGCCGTCTGTGACCGAAGGAGAAGCAGCGTGAGCACGATCCTGCATCCCTGCATGGGTGGCTGGTGCCAGATCCGCGAGGACTGCGCCAACTACCACCAGAGCGGCGTCATGGTCGTCGGCAAGCCCCACGACCGCCTATGCGTCAAAGGCGAGGACGGGACATCCGAGATCGCCATCGTCAAACCCCTGAGCCAGATCGAACTTGAGGAGCATCGCTTTGGAAAAGCAGCCTAACCAGAAAAAATTGTCCGGCCAGAGGGTCGGCATCAAGGGTTATCTCAGCCTGATTGCCAGGGTTCGCCGCAGCCCGGCGACCCTTGGCCAGGTGACGGAGTTTCTCGGAGTGACGCGCAGTCGCGGCGCTGCGATCATTCGCAGCCTGCGCGCGGTCGGCTTGTTGCGCGTCTCCGCGTGGACTGACCACGACAATGGCTGGAGCGCAAAGCAGCCTGTGTTTGGATATGGCGGGGATCCCGATGAACCGCACCCCACAGACTCACCGCGTCCATCTGGCAAGGCTCACAACTCGATCAATGCCACGGCCATTGCCGCAAAGTCGCTGATCAGGGCGATCGTTGAGCCTGCATCCAAGGGCGACATCGCGAAAGAGACCGGGATTTCTCTCTCGATTACCTGCGGCCTGATCAACCACATGACCGAGATCGGTCTTGCCAGGGTCTCAGGCTGGCTTCCGACCCTCTACGGAGGACCGCCCACGGCGCTCTACGTCTTTGGCAACGGGCCGAGCGCTGCGCGCCCCAAGCCAATCGACACGAAGGAGCTCGGGAGGAAAAACCAAGCTGCACGCGCACGTCGCATGCAGCAGATCGAGCTGATCCGAATGACTGCTGCGCCGGCGAACGACGCGCAGATCAAGGAGGCCGCATGAGCATGCACTTTGTTTGGGGCTACATGCCCAACATCGCCGAGGGCAAGGACAAGATGCTGCAGTTCTGGCGGCAGATGTCGTCTCTGATGCGAGCTCGCCTGGAGGGCATGGCCGTGGTGGCCTACTTCCCCCAGACCCGCTCCCAGCAGAACACCTACAACTCGGCCCTGCAGGACCTGGCCGACCAGCTGGAGCTGGGGGGCGAGAAGCGGCAGCCGATCGTCTGGAAGCGCTTCATGCTGGCCACGCTGTATGAGCATACCCGGCATGACCCGCAGTTCATGGAGGAGTGGAAGGCCATCGACCCGGTGTTGCTGCCCGACATGGATGGCGACGGCCTGCACCTGATCGCCCTCAGCACCAAGCCACTCACCCGCGAGCTGGCCGGGATCTTCCTGAACCTCTGCCACTCCTACGGGGATGAGCGGGGTGTGAAGTGGAAGCCGCAGAGCCTGGGCCGGCAGGAGGCCGCCAACGACGCCAGCGCGGCGCAGAGGGAGGCCGCCTGATGGCCGAGACCGAGAAGCAGCAGCGCACCCGCCTGGCCGCCGGCCTGCTGGGCTGCCAGGCCGGCGAGGTGCAGAAGAGCGTGAAGTCGATGGATCAGGTCCAGCGCCAGAACCTCACTGAGGCGGTGGACTGGGTGGCCGACTACGAGGCGACAGAGACCGAAGCGGGGTGGAACCGATGAAGCGAAGCGCCCCCATGAAGCGGACCCCATTCAAGGCCAAGCCGCCTGAGGCTGGCCAGCAGCCCGGGAAGAAGCCGGTGAAGTGCAAGGCGCCCGGCTGCCAGAACCGTTTCGTGCGCCGGTCCATGACGCACAAGGCCTGCGGGCCCGACTGCGCGGCCGTGCTGGGCCGCCTGGCCAATGAAAAGGCCGCGGCGCGGGCAGCGCTTGAGGACCGCAGGCAAACCCGCGCGCAGCTGGAGGACCTGAAGACCGTCCCGCAGCTGAAGAAGGAGGCCCAGGCCGCGTTCAACCGGTGGGTGCGCCTGCGCGATGCCGGGCGCCCCTGCATCTCCTGCGGAGCCCCGCCGCCGGACCTCACCAAGCTCCACGCCGGCCGCGACGCTGGCCACTACCGCAGCACCGGAAGCGCCGATCACCTGCGATTCCACGAAGACAACTGCCATGCCCAATGCGTGAAGTGCAACCAGTGGGGCGCCGGGATGGCGGTGGACTACCGGCTGGGCCTGATCGCACGGATTGGCGCCGGGCGCGTGGAGGCGCTGGAGTGCAACAACGGGAGCACCAAGTGGACCCGCGAGCAACTGCGCCAGGTCCGCGACACCTACCGGCTGAAGGCGAGGGCGCTAGAGAAAGGCGCCGCCAACGATCCCAGCATGCAGGAGGCCGCATGACGCCCCGTGGCTGGCTGGGCCTGGCCGCCCTGGCGACCCTGGGAGGACTGTTCATCCTGGCCGTGACGGTCATAGGGCTGGCCACGATCCTCTGCATGGGTGCGGCCAAGGTGGGGAGGGACCTACGCGACTACGTCCGTGATTTTCACGCCTCTCCGTAGCATGCCCGCTCCATGCGCACCTAACCGGAGCGGGGAGGCAGAGGGATGAAAGCAATGATGACCGCCGCCGAGCAGCTTGAACTGTTCTGTGGCCTTATCGCGCCCATAGCTCCGCCGGTGAAGCGGGTTCGCCTGGTCAAACAGGCCGCCAACGAATCCACGTTCGTGCAGCTGGAACTGGTCTATGTGCAGCCGGACATCCTGCCGCGCCTGGAACTGGAGCCTGAGGACCTGGACGAGATCCAGATCGAGCCTTTCCGGCACACGGTGGTCAGCGCGGCGGACTGCAAGATCCCCAAGGGCCTGGGCCCGGCCAGCGTATTTGCCCTGGCCAACTGCGCTGTGATCAACCGCAGGCCCCGCGGCCGCGCCGCCAACCAGCCCATCCCGCAGATCCACCGCCAGATCATCCGAGAGGACGGCCGGATCGTTCACCTGTCCATGCGGGTGCAGGAAACCGAGGAGTGGCGCCTGAAGGAGGAAGCCCGCCGGGCCCGCCAGAAGCCGCCCAAGCCGCCGAAGCAGAAGTTCAAGACGAAGGGGAGCAGGGTATGGGCCGACGCCCGCAATTAGGCCAGAAGCGCCGCCCGGCGCCTCCCCAGCACCTGCTTGAGCAGATGTTCCTCACCTTCGCCCCAGCGCCTGAGGTTCTGGAATGGCTGAAGGCGGAGATCCTGGAGGACACCGGCAAGCTGCACAACCCGGACCACCAGCACATCCTGAGCGTGGACCTGGCCGTGCTTTGGGCTAGTGGACCATCCCGATCCAAGGGGAAGGCTGTGATCGGCACCGCTGAGGAGGTCCTGTTCCGTGCATCGCAGTGGGTGAAGGGCCGGCAAGAGCAGCAGATGCGCGACTGGTTCGGCCGCGTGCCGGATTACCTGATCACCCTGGACGCCGGCTACAGCGCCCAATGCACAGACACCGCCTTCTGTGCGCTCGTGGAGCACGAGCTCTATCACATCGCCCAGAAGCGAGACGAGTTCGGCTCCCCAGCATTCACCAAGGACGGGGAGCCCAAGATCGAGATCACCGGCCACGACGTGGAGGAGTTCGTTGGAGTTGTCCGCCGGTATGGCGTCGGGGACCCTGGTGGTGCACTCGCCCAGCTGGCAGCCGCAGCCCGATCCGCCCCCGAGGTCGGAGAGCGTGAGATTGCTGGCGCGTGCGGAACCTGCCTCATGAGGGTTGCATGACCAAGACCCGGCCCCGACAGAAAGTAACCTGATGGCTACCCTTTCCGAAGACGTGAAAGTCTTTATCGTTCAAGCACTTGCGTGCTTTGACTCTCCTTCGACGGTGGCTCAGGCCGTCAAGGAGCAGTACGGCCTGACCGTTTCCCGACAGCAGGTGGAGAGCTACGACCACACCAAGGCCAGCAGCAAGGGGGTAGCGAAGAAGCTGGTGGCGCTTTTTGATGAAACGAGGGAGAAGTTCCTCAAGGATGCGGCCGTGGTGCCAGTGGCCCGCCAGGTTTACCGCCTGAGGGTCCTGCAGCGGGCGCTGGACAAGGCCGAGAAGCAGGGGAATTCGGCCATGGTCCTCCAGATCCTGGAGCAGGCCGCCAAGGAGTCGGGCGGGGTCTTCACGAACCGCCGGGAGATCACCGGCAAGGATGGCGGGCCCATCCAGCAGCAGGCCGTGACCCCGGAGCAGGTGGCCGCGGAGGTGCGGCGTGTCCGCGAGGATTACTGACCCAGCAAAGCGCCTTGCCGCCGCCGGGTGGGCCCGAGAAGACCTCTACGAGTTCTCGCGGTGGATGTTTCTGGAGCGCAAGGGCTTCCGGTGGCAGCGCGCGCGCCATCATCAGCTGATCTGCGACGCCCTGATGAAGGTCTATCGCGGGGAAACGAAGCGCCTGGTGATCAACATCCCGCCCCGGTATTCGAAGACCGAGCTGGCGGTGGTGAAGTTCATCGCCTGGTCCTTCGGCCGACACCCGGACTGCGAGTTCATCCACACCAGCTACAGCACGCCGCTGGCGGTCAACAACTCCACCCAGATCCGCAACCTGATCCAGCATGAAGCCTATCGGGAGATCTTCCCAGGCACTGAGCTGGCCAGCGATGCCGGACACCACTGGAAGACCACCGAGGGCGGGGTGATGTATGCCACAGGCTCCGGCGGCACGATCACTGGCTTCGGAGCCGGCAAGATCCGCGACGAGTTCAGTGGGGCGATCGTCATCGATGACCCGCACAAGGCGGACGAGGCGAACAGCGACACGGTGCGCGGCGGCGTGATTGAGTGGTTCAAGAACACCCTGGAAAGCCGGGTCAACGATCCCCGCACTCCGATCATCGTGATCATGCAGCGCCTGCACGAGTCGGACTTGGCCGGCTGGCTGCTGGGCGACCGAGGCCGTGACATGACAGGCCCGCCCGTGGAAGGTGGCAACGGTGAGGTGTGGGAGCACCTGTGCCTCTCCGCGTGGAACGACGATGGCACGCCCCTATGGCCTGAGAAGCACAGCGCCGAGGATCTGCGGCGCATGGAGAAGGCGAAGCCCTACGTGTTCGCCGGGCAGTACCGGCAACGCCCCAGCCCTCCGGACGGTGGCGTCATCAAGCCCGACATGATCGAGATCGTGGATGCCATTCCAGGGAAGGTGGTGGAGTGGTGCCGCGGCTGGGACCTGGGCGCCAGCGCCGGCGGCGACTACACGGCCGGCGCCAAGCTGGGCCGCCTGCAGGATGGCCGGTATCTGATCGCCCACATGGTGCGCGAGCAGTTCACCACGGCGGCCCGTGATGCGCTGATCAAGACCACCGCCCGCAATGACGGCATGCTGCTGAAGCAAAGCATCCCTCAGGACCCGGGCCAGGCCGGTAAGTCGCAGGTCCAGGCCTTCGCCACGCTGCTCGCCGGGCACAACGTGCACTTCTCACCTGAGTCGGGCGACAAGGTCGTGCGCGCAACGCCGCTGGCCAGCCAGGTGAACGCGGGGAATGTGGTGATGCTGAAGGGCGCCTGGAACGAAGCCTTCAAGGACGAGTGCCGCCTGTTCCCGAACGGCAACTTTGACGACCAAGTCGATGCAGCTGCCCGGGCCTTCAATGGGATGCTGCATCCGACCGTTGGTGTTTTCGTCTAGGGGCCGGATCAGATGTCTTTTGGCACCTGCGGAGGAAGATCGTTGGGCCAGCCCAAGCTGTAAACAAAGTATGTGGATTCCCCATCGCGTTCGGTGGCCGTGTTCAGGAGAACCCAACCAGCCTGCAGATAAGCATTGGCCCGACCTTCGCCAGCCACCTTTTCGACAGCTTGAATCTCGCGCATTTCCATTTCCATCCCTTTTGGTTTGAAGGAGTTGGAAGTTTATGCCTACCTAGCATCCCGGCCCATGGCCGACCTCATCACCAACACCTACGAGCTGACCCAGATCGCCCGGGCCCGCAATGACTTCCTCTCGGAGTTTGCGGGCTCGCTGGACGCAAAGCGCCCGGACGCGTGGCGCCAGTACGGCTACAAGACCGACCTGTGCTTCCGGGACTACCGGCAGGCCTACGAGCGAGGCGGCCCGGCACACGGCGCGGTGCACAAGATCCTCGGCAAGTGCTGGGAGCGGCTGCCACGCATCAAGCAACCTGAGGCGGACAAGGCCACGCCCTGGGAAGAGGCAATCACTGCGCTGCTCAAGCCAATCAACGGCTGGCAGAAGCTCATGGGATTGGACCGGCGCAACCTTGTGGGGCGCTTCGCGGCATTGATCTATCGGGTCGCGGACGGTCGGCCGCTGAGTGAGCCACTGTCAAAGGGCGATGCACTCAAGGACCTGATCCCCCTCTATGAGGACCAGATCAAGGTCACGAGCTGGCATTCGGACCAAAACGACCCAGACACCTACGGCAAGCCGGCCATGTTCCAGTACCGGGCCCGGGGTGAATCCCTGAGCGGCGACAACCAGGGCAAGCCTGAGATGTGGGCCGATGTGCACCCATCGCGGGTCCAGATCCTGGCCGAGGGAGCAGACGGTGACGACTTCTTCGAGGGCGTGCCGCTGCTGAAGGCTGGCTTCAACGCGCTGGTGGACCTGGAGAAGCTGCGCGGTGGTGGCGCTGAGTCGGCACTCAAGAACGCTGCCCGAACCATCGTGGTCAAGTTCGATGCCCAAGCAAGCCCGACCACCATCACGTCCAACCCTGACGGCAGTCCGACCGAGCGGTCCGTGAAGTCGGTCATTGAGGACCAGACAAAGGCCCTGAACAGCAATCAGGACAGCAGCATGGTGCTGCAGGGCGGAGAGGCCACCACGCTCCAGACCCAGGCCTCCGACCTGTCGCCACAGTGGACCATCGCCGCCAATGAGTTTGCGGCCTCGGTGGGCCTGCCGTTCACGGTGCTCTTCGGCCAGCAGACCGGCCGCCTGGCCAGTGACGAGGACCAGAAGGACTACATCGCACGGGCGGTGGGCCGCCAGCTCAACACCCTCACCCCGATGTTGACGGAGTTTGTCCAGCGCATGCAGGCCTGCGGGATCATCGAGGCAGGTGAGTTTGAGATCGAGTGGCCCGACCTCGGCGCCCCCAGCGATGAGCAGCGCCTGGACAATGCGGTCAAGATGGTGACTGCCAACAAGACGGCCTATGACGGTGGCTCCCTGGAGCCGATCTTCGACCTGAACGAGATCCGGAAAGTGGGGGGCTTTGAGGAACGCGCGGCCGGGGCGGGCGACGAGTTCAAGGAGGACACGCCGCCGGCGGACCCGGCCGCCGATCCCAATGCGGACCCGACCGCCGCGAAGAAACCGCCCGCTGATCCCAAGGCGAAGTCGCAGGCGAAGAAGTGAGGCGGCCCATCCGCAATCCGATCATCCCGGGGACGCGCCAGGAGCGCACCGGGACGGTCCCCATCATCCGCCGGGCCCGCGCGGAGATCTCGCGGCGCTTCGCCGGCCTGACTGAGCGGGTGCTGCAGCTGTTCGACGGCATCCGGACCTACTCCGTCAATGAAGCGTCGGCGGTGCTGTATGGCCTGACCCCTGAGGAGCTGACAGCGCTCAATGGCGAGCTGCAGGCGGCCCTGGATTACTGGATCGCCAGCGGCCGGGAGGCGGCGCACTCGTTTTGGTGGTCGCCCTATGTGTCGGACGCATCCCAGACAGGCGCCGCACAGTCGGCGGCCAACCTCACGCGCCTGTCTGAGGCCTACGCCGCATCGCGCAGCCTGGCCACCATCGTCCGGAGCGAGCCTTACCGCAACCGGGTTGGGCTGGCGCAAGTCAAGAGCTATGAGCACTGGACGGGGCAGGGCGCACAGGTCCGGGCTGAGCTGGCGCAGATCATCGGCAGCGCGGTGGCGGACGGCCGCAACCCGAAGGAGGTCAAGACGCTGATCCGTGACCGCCTGGACGTCAGCGCCAGCAAGGCCAAGGCCTTCGCCCAGACCGACATCACCGACGCGCTGCGCCAAGCCCGGTGGGCCGAGCGGGATCAAGCGGAGGCGGAGTTCGGGCTGAACATCGGCCTGTTGTGGACCTCAGCCCTTCTGCCGACCACCCGCGCCACGCACGCAGCCCGGCACGGGCAGGTCTACACCTCGAAGGAATGCCGGGAGTTCTACGCCAAGAACGGCAACCGGTATAGCTGTCACTGCAGCCAGACTGAGTGCCTGCTGGATGACGACGACAAGCCACTTCTCTCCGACACGCTCAAGGCGGCAATGGCGAAGGAGAAGAAGGATTGGCGGCCGACGCAATAGTCGTCATGCCAGCCTAGCTAAGCGCGGTGGCAATGAATTTTGGGACGAACTCACCGAGCCGACAAAGAGCGGTTACTCCAAGGACAACCGGGAGAAAAAAGTCCAGCAGATATAGGCGGACAAGTTCGAATCGAGCCAGATGCTTTGTGCTTGTGACGGCCTTCTGCTGTTCCGTATCCAAGAGGTCGCACGCCTCATTCATGATTTGCAAAGGCACGAAGAGAACACCCGGTATGGCAGCCGGCTCGCTCTGTGCAACATTCTTCAACTCGGTGAACCGGTTTCTGAATTCGTCAGTCGCGATCGTGAAGTCCACAATCGTTTTGGCGGTTTTCCAATGCATCCAGTCCTTCACAAATCCCGCCAAAAACATAATCAGGAGGTAGGTAACTGCTATGCAAAAGGCGCCCTTTGCGAGCGCAGGATCACCCGAGGGGTGTGAGAACCCAAGAAGCTCACCGGCGCTTCCGGCATTCAGCGCAAGTCCCGCCGCTGAGGCGATCACGAGGTTTCTTCGCTCCTGAGCTGTGCGCTCGCCCAATGGACGCTCTTTGGCAAGAAGTCTTATGTCTGGGTTCATCGTTGTGAGAGTGTGAGTGACATCGGTATGCATCGGCAGGCGAGCAACCATTGCAGGCCTTTGTAGGTGGCCTCCCTAATATTTGGAAAGGTGAGGGCGAGCTCCCTGACCGCTGGTGTGAAACATGAGACCTCCCCCAGGCCCCAGTCGGCCCAAGGGGCGGCACAGAACAGCACCACAGTAACGCCCTCACACCTTCGAAGCACCGCGTCGCGCGCGCAGCGAGTAAGTAAGCCTCGTGAGCCTATAAATCACTGCTTGTCTACGGCTGGGCTCCCCGAGCGCTGCCGGCTTCTCATTATCTGAGCAATGGCCCGAGTACGCGTGAAGAGGCGAGGAGTGGGTCGGAACTCCTCGTCAAGTAGGCCGGCGGCTTGCAAATCCATGGCTTTGCCCATATCCAGGTCGTCGAGCAGGGCAGTAATCGCCAGCTTCAGGTCTTCGACCGCCATGCCGAGCACCCGCTGAGGACCATCGAGTGCGGTCACCATTGTCCGAATATATCTTCCAGTCTGAGCATGCAGATCATTGTGTTGTCTCGCTGAGGTTTGGCGTGCGTCATCGCCAGATGCCTCATTGGAGGGAACGCTTTTGGCAGTAGTCAGAGCTGACTGGGCGGCTTCAATGCGAGCCGCCTGCAATTTAAGTTCAGTCAATTCTCGTACGAGGGAAGCGACTTCATCCGGCCGAGCTTCACTGATCTGCTCCTCCACAACATCTGCCTTTTCTTGAACCGCCTCTTTCGCCTCCTGGAAGGCTCTATTGGCCATCTCGAACTCACCCCACTTCACGGAGTTCATCCGGCGGATCATGCGCGATGTTCCCACCAGCAGTCGGGTGATGGGCTTGCGGTATGTGTAAATGGCAAAGCCGATAAGCCCGGGCCAAGCAAGCGACCCCGTAACTGAAGCAATGAGATCCAGGATCCCCATTTCTGGGCCAAACGTCTGAGTCGCAGGCATGTTGTTTTCCCTCCAGCGCCTGATCCTAACCCGGCCGCTCACACACGTTCCGCCGAGCTAGTGACCGGCCCTTCCTAGCATGCACACGCATGGCAAAGAAGCTCATTCGCATCCTCACCGCGGTCAACGCCTCTGCGGTGAGCAAGGACGGCGGGAAGTACTTGATCAAGGGCGTGTGCGGGGCCGTGGACGACATCGTCATGAACGGCATGCTCTATCCGGCGGATCAGCTGGCCAAGGGCATCGCGACGCTGAACGGGAAGCCGGCGCCGGCCGGGCACCCGAAGAACAAGAGCGGCCAGTACATCAGCGCCCGGGACGGTGAGGCCCTGTTCAATTCGTACATGGGCGCCATCTGCACCAATGCCCGCCACGAGGGCGGCCGGTCGCTGGTGGACATCGAGGTGAACGCGGCCCAGGCCCTGGCCCACGCCGACGGCAGGAAGCTGGTGGAGCGGCTGGACGCGGTGATCGCTGGCAATGCGGCCGACCCCATCCACGTCAGCACCGGCCTGTTCGTCGAGGCCATCCAGGCCAACGGGGAGAGCCTGGGGAAGAAGTACAGCCGGATCGCCACCAACCTCCAATACGACCACCTCGCAATCCTGCTGAACGAGCAGGGGGCCGGCACGCCGGAGCAGGGCGTCGGGATGTTCCTGAACGCCGCGGGCGAAGAGGAAGAGGTCGAGTGTGTGCAGGTCAACACCGAGCCGCAGGACCGCCGCGATGAGGGTGTGCTGGCAGGCCTGCGCGCGCTGGTCCGCCGCCTGGTGGGGAACGGGACCACGGACGTCAGCTTCGACCAGATCACCGGCGGGCTGTACGGCCTGCTGCCTGAGGGCGCCTGGCTCCAGGAGGTGTTTGAGCGCTATGCCGTCTGGCGCGACAAGGACGGTCGCCTCTTCAAGCAGGACTACTCCGTCTCTTCTGACGGCTCCGTAGCATTTTCTGGAAGCCCGGTCGAAGTGGTTCGGCGGGTCGATTACCACCCCATCACTAACCGTGAGGAAGACCAAGTGAAAGAGCAGATCGTCGCCGCGCTCAATGCAGCCGGCATCAAGACGGACGGCATGAGCGACGCGCAACTGCTGGACGCCTACAACTCCACCGTCCGCAAGCCGGTGGAGGACAAGCTGAACGCCGCCAATTCGAAGCTCGCCGAGCTGGAGCTGGCCGCGAACGCCGCCCGTGACGCCGAGGTCACCACCCTGGCGACTGAGCTGGCCGCCAACTCCTCGCTGACCGTGGACGACTTCAAGGCGCTGGGCATCGACCGCCTGAAGGCCCTGAAGGCCAACGCCGAAAGCGGCAAGAAGGCTGCCCCCGTGACCCCCGCCGGCGGCAAGGCCGAGGGTGAGAGCGAGTTCAAGGGCTACTCGCTCAACAGCCATTACGACAAGGAGGGCAAGTAATGCCGAACCGCGCCTATCGTGGTCCTCAGGACCGCCAACCCAAGACCCTCAGCAACCGCACGGTCAACGGCGCTCTGCTGCCGTGCACCGGTGTGGTGGTGGGTGCCACCCAGTTCTCGCAGGCGACCTCGCCGAGCGGCGGCCGGCTGGCGCTGCTGGTCAACCGGGACTTCTACGCCCTGGGCCATTTCGACAGCACCGACCCGTTGAAGACCGCCTACACATCCGGCGATACCGGCGTGGCCCACCTGCTGGAGCCGGGCCAGGAATACCAGTGGGCCGTGGCCTCTGGCGCCTACACCAACGGCCAAGAACTGACCGTCGCCGCCGGTGGCCGCCTTGCTGCCGCCGCAGCCGGGAACATCGTCGTGGCCTTCTACGACGCCGCTGGCGCCACCAAGGCCGCCGGTGACCTCGCTGACGTGGTCATCGCCAACTTCTACACCAAGGCATAAGGAGGGAGCATGCTCCGTTTCACGAATGAGCAAGAGCTGGCGGTCAATGCCGCCCGCGAAGGCTTCAACCAAACCCAGACCGCGCTGGCCGCGAACCATCGCGACATCGTCGGCAACGCTTCGGTCATTCCGCTGGATGCCTGGCGCCGCATCGACCAGCGCACCGTGCAGATTCAGCGCGACGTGCTGGGCGTGTTCAACCGCCTGGCCCGCGCCAACTACACCCCGGTGGGCATCGGCGACCTGGTGAACTACTTCCCGAAGGTCTCCGACAGCGGCGAAGTGCACGTTTCCATGGATGGCCGCTCCGAAGGCAAGGCCGATCAGGCGCTGGTGACCTATGAAGGCACCCCGGTTCCCATCTTCGACGCCTACGCCCGCTTCGGCTGGCGTCAGATGGCGGTGATGCAGAAGGCCCCGTCCGGCATCGACACCACCACCATCGCCAACAATGTGCGCAAGATCGCCGAGCGCATGGAGAACATGGCGCTGAACGGTGAATCGGGTATCAGTGTGGCGGGCACCCAGATCTACGGCCTGCGCAACTTCCCGCTGCGCAACACCGCGGTGACGGGCGTGACCCTGCAGGGCGCCACCGGTGCCAACTGGCTGGCCGTGTTCCAAGCGCTGATCTTCCAGCTGCTGGGTGACAACAATTTCGGCCGCGTGACCGTGTTCATGAACTACACGGACTACACCTACGCGGACATCAACGAGTTCGCCGCCGGCTATCCGAAGACCATCCTGCAGCGCCTGTCGGAGATCAAGGGCATCGCCGAGATCATCCCCGTCTCGCGCCTGCCGGCGGACGAACTGATCGGCATCAGCGACATCGACACCAGCGACTGGGGCACCGTGCTGAACGCCATGCCGCTGGTCACCCGGCCGAAGGCACGCCACAACCCGGAGGATGACTACACCTTCGGCACCATGGCCGCCGCCGCCACGCAGCTGAAGTCGGACTTCGACGGCCGCTGCGCGATCGCTCACCTGACGAAGGTGTGACCATGAAGGTGCGCATCACTCACCTGAAAGCGCCCTGGCCCTCCGGGGCCGTGGTCGGGTCCGTGCTCGAGATGGAAGCGGTGACGCCGGCCTTCACCGGCAAGTGCGTCGAGGTCGGGGAAGACGTGGAGGTGACGCTGGAGTATCAAGCGCCGCCCCCGCTGCTGCCTGTCGGCGCCGTGCTGGCGGACGCGATCGAAGCCGCCGGACTGCCTGCGGGTGACGGCTCCGGCCTGTCTGACGTTGAGGCGCAGGCCGCTGCCGAACGCTCCGCACTGGAAGCCCAAGCCGCGAAGGGCACCAAGGGCAAGGCCAAGCAATGATCACGAGCACGCAGGCGACCGAGTACCTGGACCAGGCGCTGGGCGTCAGCGTGCCGTCGTTCATCGTTGACGCCGCGGTGGCTGAGGTGGCCACCGCAGAAGCTGCCATGGTGGCAGCCGGCTACGGCACCTCCAAGCAAGTACTGGTGCAGTCCATGGCTGTTGCCATCAAGGCCGCCGCCGGATCTCCCCGGCGCATCCAGTCCCAGGGAGCCCCTTCGGGGGCGTCCCGCTCATTCAAGAACCCAGACGGTGACCTGACGGCACTGCGCCGCTCGCTCGCCGCGCTGGACACCGCCGGAACGGTCGCGGCCATCGTCGGCCCCGATCCCGCCGGATCAACCCTCTTCATGGTCGTCTGACCGGAGCATTCATGTCCGATCTCGCACAAGGCCTGTCGGCCAAGGTCCCTCTCAATCCTGGCCAGGTCCTGCGCGTGAGCACGCCCGGGGTGGCGGTCGTCGCTGTGCTGTATGGCGCGTCCCAGGGCGCCACGGTGACGGCCAACTCGCAGACCTTCGGACCCTACAGCGTCCCGGCCATGCTCCGCATCACGGCCACGTCCGGGACCACCAGCTACGGTCTGGAACGGCAAGCTTCGGTGCAACTGGGCACCGATGGGAAGCTCTACGCAGACGGCAATGAGGTTGCAGTCGCCGGCGGCGTGTCAGCCAGCCAGTACGTCAGCGCACCCGCCGGATGGGACACTGGATGGCGCGCTGCTCTGGCCAGCGGTACGGCGCGCCTATCCGCAGCAGGCGACAGCATGACGAAGGGCCTGCTGTGCTCGGATCTGGACGTCAAGAGCTGGGTGCGTTTGATGGCCGCCGACCTGCAGGCTAAGTACGGTGATGGCGGATCCGGTTTCAAACCCTCGTGTCACTCGGTCGCGGGCATCAACTCCGCTGCCTACACCACCGCGCTCCCCGCGGCATGCCTGTGGGCCACCACCGGGACGTGGGACCAGAACCTCACCAACTGCGACGGCCCGAGCGGTAGCGTCTTGCAGGCGAAGTCTGCTGGCGCAACGCTGACCTACACGCGCGCACGCGGGACCTCGATTGACATCTATTTCCTGAACGGCAACTCGGCGGCCTTCGGAAGCTGGTCCTACCAGATCGACGGCGGCGGCTGGATGTCTGCTGGAAGCACGAACACCGGCGCCCAAGGCATCGGCGTGAGGACGATCAATGGCCTGTCGGCCGGCAACCACACGGTGCAGATCCGAGCCGATGACGCCAGCTCCACCGTGTTTTTCTTCTTCTGCGGCATCCGTGCGCGCAACGCCACCGGCGTCCGCGTGGATAACTACGGCCGGGGTTCTTACATCGCCCAGGTCTTCAACAACGAAGTCGGCGGCACCTTCACCACGACTGGCGGGCAGGTCTTCGGCGGCGCATCGTCTGGCCTGTTTGGGCCGGCCGGGAAGTGGTCGGGTGGCTCATTGAATCCAACTGACCTTGCGATCTGGTCGTTCGGATTGAACAACGCACGGTTCACGACGCCCACCACCACCCCGCAGATGTTCTATCGCGCCGGGCAGCAGTACCTGGAGGATGTGCGAGCCGGCAACCCAAACGCTTCGCTGATGATCCTCATGCAACACCGCGGGGACGTCTCTTTCGAAGATGCGACCAACCGCTACTACAGCCAGTACATCGGGATGGCCAAGCAGCTTGCAGACCAGTTCGGCGCCGCGTTTGTTGACCTCTGGAAGGCGGGCAAGCAGTCCTATTCCTGGATGAATGGCCAAGGCTACTGGGGCAACCAGAACGTGCCCGGCGCAGCTGGCACAGACCTCGTGCACTTCAGCGACGCCGGTGAGGTCTGGGCCAAAAACATCATCACTCCGTTGGTGATCTGAGCCGATGAGCGCATCCGCCCGCTGGAGCTACACCGCCAAGGCCACCGTGTGGCCCTTGGTGGGTCGCGACGACTGGAAGGGGACGGCGGTCTACGGTCCGCCGGCCGCCTTCCTGTGCGACTACTCGTCCGAGTCCAAGCGCATGACCGACGCCAAGGGCGTGGAGTTCACCTCCCGCCAGGTGGTCTACACCGAGAAATCGGACATCAAGCAGGGCGACATGCTGCTGGTAGGGGAGAGTGCGCTGGTGTCACCCGTGGCTGCCGGCGCGTATGAGGTCCGACTGGTGACGCGGGATGCCGACACCTTCGACCGGAAGGCCGATGACTTCACTGTGGTGACCTGATGGCCAGCAAGGTGAAGGTGACGAACAAGCTGCCGCAGTTCACGGCGGACCGGCAAAACCAGGCCGCCCGGGCCATCACTCAGGCCCTCGTGCTGGGAGCCTCGGAGGCAAGCGTCCTGACCCCCATCGACACGTCCACGTTGCTGAACAGTCAGTTCAAGAACGTGCGCGTGGAAGGCGACAAGGTGGTGGGGACGGTGGGCTACACGGCCGCCTACGCGCTGCCGGTGCATGACCCCTCCAACCCCCAGAACTTCCGCCGCGCTACGGCTGAGAAGGAGTTCCTGAAGAAGGGCTTCGAGCGGGCGGCCCCGAACATTGACGCGGTCATGAAGAAGGTGATGAAGGCATGAGTGCAGCAGACGAGATCCGCAACTTCCTTGCTCCCATCCTGGGCACAGGCTGGCGCCTCCAGTTCGGGCGCTGGATGGACGGCGCCAAAGATGCGCGCTATGCGGTGCTGAAGCCTGTGGGCGGGGTGCCGGCCGAGCTGGTCCGTCGCCCCCAGTTCACGCTGATCCTCATCGGGGCACTTGGAGAAGACGTCTCCATAGCATCAGACGCTGCTGAAGCAGTGATTGAGGCGACGCGAACGAGCGCTGGAACTCTGGTCCTGATTCAAGCGGGCGAGCCCGTCTCATCGTTCACCGACGACGGGCGCGCCATGTTCGAAATCGCAATCTCAACGATCACCAACTGAGGACACCAGACCATGGGTGCATATACCGGACGCGATGTCGTCGTCAACTTCGCCATCGCGGATGAAAACGCCGTTCCGAGCGGCCTGACCTACAAGCGCCTGGGCATGATGCGCGGCAAGGGCATGAAGGCCAGCTGGGATACCGTGGACACCACCGCGGACCAGTCGCCTTCCTTCACCAAGACCAACCTGGTCACGTTCAAGTCGGCCGAGTTCTCCGGCGACGGTGTGACCTACACCGATGCAGTGTTCAACCAGAAAGAGCTGAAGGCCCACGTGATCAGCCCTGGCGCTGCCACGGCCAACCAGCCCAAGGTCTGGTTCCAGATCATCTATCCGGACGGCAGCAAGTACGAAGGCCCGTTCATCGTGACCGAATGGTCCGACGACAGCCCGTATTCCGACGCCGCGACCTGGAGCATCAGCGCCATGAGCAACGGTGCCGTCAACTTCACCGCCTAAGGAGGGGACATGGCTGCAATCGCTTCCATCGACGGCCGCACGCAGGCCCGTGAATTCCTGGCCCCGGCCACGGTGATGACCGCCAGCGACACCATCACGATCAACCCCACCGCGAAGCAGCTGCTGGTGCTGCGCAATGGCACAGCCGGCGCGCTGACGCCCAAGATCGACGGCGATGGCGGCACGACCGTCAACGTGCCGGGTCTGGGCGTGGTGGACGTCTCCGCCGGCTACACCTTCACCCTGGCTGCCGGTGAGACCAAGGCGGTGATCCTCTCCACCATCGCGCACTACTGCAAGGGCGTGGTGACGATCACCGGCGCAACGGGCGTCAGCGCGCAGCTGCTCGATCTCTGATGCTCCCCGAGGCCGGATTCGTCCGGGCCACGCTGGGCGATGGGACGGAATACACCTTCCGCCCATCGTTCTACCGCATCGCATCCTTGGGGAGTCCTCATGAGATCGTGGCCATTTTTGCCGGGCTCCACGGGCCGCATGCCGAAAAGGATGCGGCCTATGTCTTGGCTTGTCTGTGCGATCAGGAAGACCCGTCTCCGCTGATCGGATACCTTGGTGAGACTGGATGGGTTCCTGGCGCCATGCCGGGCGCCGAGATGGTGATCATCGCTCAGCACCTGATGCGCCATGGCATCGTCGGCAAAGCTCGGCCTGGTGGCGAAGAAGGGGATGGGAAGTTCTCCGATCGGTTTGACGCGGTCGAGTACATCAGCGCTGCACGCGTTCACCTGGGCCTGTCGAGCCACGACGCCGAAGCTCTCAGCATGACCGAGTTCCAGAGCATGTTTGAGATGAAGTTCCCGAGGTCCGGCGACTCCAAGGGGCGCGATGTCCCAACCCGCGAAGAGTACGAGGCGCGCATGCGCCAGCACGAGGAGATGATGCGTGGCCGCGAAAGTCGGTGAGATCTATTACGACGTGTCTTTGGACACGCGCAAGCTTGTTGAAGGGCAGCGCGCGGTCCAGAAGACCGTCAGTGACTCGGCCGCAAGCTTGGATTCCCTCGGCGCTGGACTGACGAAGATCACCCGTGCAATCCAGCTCTACGCGGTCGCCGCCGCCGCGGTGAAGTCTGTCAACCTCGCCGACGAGTTCCGGATGCTCGCCGTGCGGGTGCAGGTGGCCGCCGGCAGCATTGATCAGGGCACCGAAGCGTTCAAGGCCCTGCAGGTCATCAGCACGAAGACGCAGACGGCGATGGCCGCCAACGTGGACGTCTTCGCGCGGCTGAACCAGTCCATCCTCCAGATGGGCGGGTCCCAGCAGGACACGCTGTCCATGACGCTGACGTTGGCCCAGGCGATCAAGGTATCCGGCGCCTCGGCGGAGGAAGCCAAGAATGCCATGCTGCAGTTCGGCCAGGCGCTGGGCTCCGGCAAGCTCCAGGGTGATGAGCTGCGATCCCTGATGGAGTCCGCACCATACCTGATGCGTCAGATGGCTGATGCAATCGGCGTGCCGGTGGGCGCCCTGAAAAACCTCGGCGCCGAGGGAAAGCTGACCGCCGATGTGGTGGCGAATGCGCTCTCGAAGGCTGCCACCAAGATCGACGCCGATTTCAAGCAGTTCCCGCAGACGTTCAGCGGCGCCATGACCGTACTGGAGGACGCAGCAGCCCGCGCGAACGAGAAGCTGGACAACCTCACCGGCACCAGCGCTGCGGCCACCGGTATCGCTCAAGGCTTCGGGCAGGTGTTGGACAAACTTGCTGTTCAACTCGGCGCCATGGACGATGAGGCTGGCAAGCTCAATCGAAACGACGCGGTCAAGTCGTGGGCTCAGACTTCCAAGGTCGCGCTGTCCTACCTGGTTGATGCCGCTGACGTTACTTGGCAGGCACTGAGCGTGCTGGGCCGCAATGTGAAGTTCGTCTTCGAATCCATGGGTACCGAGATCGGAGGAATCGGAGCCCAAGTCATGTCCGTGTTGCGAGGCGACTTTTCCGGTGCGCGCGCCATCGGCGAGGCCATGACAGCCGACGCGGAAGAGCGCCGGCGCAAGCTGGACGAGGCGGACCAGAAGACCTTGGCAGACCGCAAGCTCTTCGGCCAACAGATGCGGGACGCATGGGAACAGGGTGCCGGCGGCGGCCGAGGGTTCATCAACCCGGAAATGCCCAAGGGGCCGTCGAAGCTGAAGGCGCCTGCAGACGACGATGCGGCGCGAAAGCTGAAGGCGCGGGCCGAGGCGGCGCAGGCCTACTACGAAGGCCTGGTCGCCGAGAACGCTTTCGCGCTGGACAAGATCGACGCCCAGGAGCGCAAGGCTCTTGCCGAAAACGCGCGCCGAATGGCCGAGGACAAGAACAACGCCAGCGTCTACCAGAGCGCTCGTGCAGAGATCCACAAGAAGTTCGCCCGGGAGCGAGAGCTCGTTGAAGAGCAAACGGCGCAACAGGCTGCAGAGCTGAATATTCAGCTGACGACGGACGCGGAGGCGAAGATTGAGGCCATCCGGTCGGAGGCGTTCCGGCGTGCGGAGGCTGACGAACGCTTGGGTGTCAAGACCCATGCGGAGGCGGAGAACGCGAAGGTGCTGGCGTCAGCCGAGGCGGCCAAGGCGCGGGCGGAGCTGCAGGAGCGTCTGACCCAGACCGTGGCAGAGACTAGCATCGCGGCGACGACTGACGAGATCACCCGGATTGACTTGATTCGCCAGGAGTCTTTCCGGCGGGCCGATGCGGCGGCGCGGGCGGGAGCGATCACCTACGCCCAAGCCGAGGCGGAAAAGGCGAGGGCGGCCGTGGATGCCCAGAACGCCATCCGCCAGCAGGTGCTGAGCATCAATCCGCTGGCCCAGCTGGAGCAGGAATACCAGCAGAAGCTGGCGATCGTCCAGTACTACGAAGAGCAGATGGCCAAGGCCGGCGTGGACGGCACGCAGTTTGTCGAGCAGAAGCGGACCGAGCTGGCCACGCAGTACCAGCAGCAGCGCCTGGCACTGGCCGAAGCCGAATTCACCGCTCAAGGCGACGGCAACAAGTTCGTCATGGACACGCTCAACAGCCTGTCCAGCACAGCGTCGTCCACCATCACCGGCCTGATCTCCGGCACTATGAGCGCGGCCGATGCGATGCGCGCGCTTGGCGGTGTGATCCTGAATGAGGCTGTGAAGGCACTGGTCCAGATCGGCGTGCAGTACGTGAAGAACGCATTGATCGGCCAGGCGGCAGAGAAAGCCCAGATGGCGGCAAAGGCAGCAAACGCTGCTCTCTATACCGCGTCGGTGACGGCGCAGGTATCGGGGACGACGGCCCTGGCCGCACAGAATGCCTTCATGGCCACCGCCGCGATTCCGATCATTGGCCCTGGTCTGGCTCCGGCTGCGGCTGCCGCTGCAGGTGCTGCTGCAGCTGCAATCGGCGCCCCGGCCATTGCGACCGCGCCTGTCGCTGGTGCAAGGCAGTACGGCGGCGGCGTGAACGCCGGCGACCTCTACCGGGTGAACGAAACCGGGCGCCCGGAGATGTACACCGCGAGCAACGGCAAGCAGTACATGCTTCCCACCAAGGATGGCAACGTCACGCCGGCTGACCAGGTGGGAGGCGGGGCCGGTGGTTGGAACATCATCATCAACAACGCTCCGGTGGGCACGGTCGCCAACGTGGACGCGCAGTCAAGGACCATCGAGATCGCGGTAGCCCAAGCAAAGGCCGAGATCGCGGCCGAGTTCTCCAGCAACTCCGGCACCACATGGTCAGCGCTCCGCGGCGCCAGCAATGTGCAGGGGCGCCTGTAGCCTACCTAGCATCGCAATCCATGGCGAACGAGGTCTATCCATTCACGATCAGGTCCATCCTGCGGGCCGGCAAGAGCCGGAGTCAGCCTGCGGCCTTCTCGATGGCGGACCCTCGGCGCGGCCCGGGCTACACGCAGGCCACCGGTACCGATGTTCCCGTGATGTGGGATGTGGACTTCATCTTCACCGAAGCGGAGTCTGTGGCTTTCCAGCTCTGGGGCGTTATCAAACTCGGCAGTTGGCAGAAGCCCTTCGACATGCCGATCAGGACGGAGTTCGGATCTCTGGTCCACACCTGCCAGTTCATTCCGGACAGCTTGCTGCCGGCCACCGAGGCTGGTCCCCTGTGGAAGTACTCCGCGAAGATCATGGCCCGAAAGCAGATCATTCCGCAGGTCTTCAATGACTCAGCCGATCTCATCGTCGGCCTGCCCGACTGGTACAGCTGGTCGAGTCTGCTGGATCATGCGATGAACCAAGAGATGCCGCTCTCCTGATGGACAAGCGCACCTATTGGGCCACTAAAAGCCCCTTGCCGGAGTTCCACTCGATCATCATCGAGCATCCGGCCTTTGACGCCCCGTTCAGGCTGGTGGCGAATCAATTCGAAGAGGTGACACTAGGCGGTGAGGTCCATCTCCCAGCAGGCATGTCAATCAAGCAGCCGGATAGACAGAGCGATGGGCAACCCAAGCTCACTCTCTCATTCTCGCGGGAGCAGGTCGGACGGGACTTCAAGCAGCAGCTGCAGAAGATCAACAGCGCTACCCCGGCGCCGCTGAGAGTGAGGTATTCCGTCTACCTGGGGGACCAGGTAACTCCGCAAATTACCTGGGACCTCTTTGCTTCTGACTCTGCCGGCATTGCCTTCAGCAATACCGCGGTGAGCATCAATGCCACCGTGGACAACCCGATGAGACGAGACGTAGGGCCGATTTACGACCCATCGGTCTTCACAGGCCTCACGCTGCTCTGATCTCACTCCCTAGCATGCGCTGGGGTGAAGACACTGATGACACCTCAAGAGTTCGCCGCGAGGGCCGTAGGGCTGCCGTGGGCGAAATGGCGCTCCGACTGGCAGGCGATGGACTGCTATGGCCTGGTGATTCTCTGGTTCCGTGAGGTGCTCGGAATCGAGATGGGCGAAGTGCCCCACACCGACATTGCAACCGGACTGGCAAATTCGCCGGAGTGGGAGGAGTGCGACTCGAGCGTTGGGCCGGTGATGTGGATGGCGTGGGTCGGCGGTCGACCGGCGCACTGCGGGGTTTTCCTTGATCAACGCAGGGCCATCCATGCGGAGGGTTCTGAGGTCCAGCCTGGGAGCGTCCGAATCACACGGGTCCAGGCGCTGCAGCGCACCTACGGACACATCAGGCTCTACCGCTACACCCCATGCTGACCATCTTCTACGACCCGGCCGGAGCGTCTGGGCACCGATCTTTCGCCTGGGACATGGCAAAGACGATTCAGGGCAACATCGAGGCCCGTATGCCCGGCGGTGGCTATGGCTGCACCGTGTATCTCAATGGCCAGAAGGTCGAAGATCCGGCGTCCTGTGATGCGCTTGATCGTCAGCCATCGCTCATTGATGAGGTGCGCATCTGCATGCGTCCGGAGGGCGGAATCATCGGAGCGGTCTTCAGTGCGATCAGCTCAATCCTTTCCTTCGTCCTGCGACCACTGCTCCCCAAGGTGCCAAAGTCTGGAGCTGCCGGGAAGGACAGCCCCAACAACTACCTGACGGGCCAGTCCAACATCGCCCGGGCATACCAAGCCATCCCCGACGTCTACGGTTTTCGCCGGGTCTGGCCTGATCTGATCCAGCCCAGCACAGTTCAGTACATCGATCACATCAAGTACGTGACGGAATGGATGTGCATCAGTCGCGGCATTGGGACGATTAGTCAGGTCCAGTACGCTGAGACCCCGATCACCAGCATCAGCGGCGCAAGTTACGAGATCTTCTCTCCCGCACCCGGCGCAGGGTATCCGGAGAACCGCACTACGACGCTTCAGGATGTGCTTGAGACCTTCGAAAGCGACGAGGTCAACGGGCAGGAGTTGGCCTATCCAGTGAAATCGCCAACCGTCACCGCCCGCGGTTCGTTCAACGCGGCCACTGCCGGAAGTGGAACCTTTACGATCACAGTTGCCGACGCATCGGAACTCACGCCGATCAAAGCCTTGGTGCCCGCGGGAACTGCCCGCGTGTCTTTTATCTACGGCAGCGGGCCAAGTGCCTACAACCAAGTCGTGACGGTGGCCAGCGCAGCCGTGAGCGCGGGCAATGTGACCTTCACCTTCACCGGCGGGCCGGCGTGGGCAGCCGCGGCGTCCGGCTCGCTAATCGACTTCACAATCGTCCCTCAGGTCGTCGTCTCCTACGTCACTCAAGGCCCATACACCCTCCCAATTGATTGCGATCGGATTCGGTGGAATACCGTTTTTCTCCGGGGACTCAAAGGGACCGTGTCCATCGACACATCCTGGTGGCAGATCGGCAGTGACGGTCTGGAGATTCCTGGCACCCGCCAGACGCAGACATTCTCCTTCACGGCGGATACCTACGACTCCAGGTACTGGACGACGGACGTGGTGCCGACAGCCGGCTATGGGCGTTACCGGTGTGAGTTCACCCGGAAGACGCTGCAGATCGGAGAAAACGGATCGGATGTCGCCAAGCTGGAGGAGCTCTATGCCGTCCGCTATTACGCACAGAAGGTGGTACCGGGTGTGACAGTCATTCGGGTGACCACAAAGGCGACAACCGAGGCCACAGGCTTCAGTGACCGAAAGTTCAATCTACGCTGGGCTCGCCATGTCCGCCAACTGGCAAGTGATGCCATCAGCCCCTCACGCAACTTCGCACGAGTTCTGGCTCATGTCTGGACGCTGGCCGGGAACTCGATGTCCGAGCTGGATACGGACGCGCTTCAGGAGATCAACGACCGTTTAGGCGAGGACTCCCCGCTTCTGCGCTTCGACGGCAGCCTAGACGATGCAGACATGAGCCTGGGCGAGCGCATGCTACTCATCGCAAACCACGCTCGGTGCCTTATGTGGCGCGACGGAACGCGGTGGACCGTGAGCCGGGATGAGGCGAAGGAGGACGTGGAGCTTCAGTTCGACTATCGCAACCTCGCCGGGGCCGGTGATTCGAAAGCCGCCTACTCCGCGTTCATTCCAAACGCTAGTGACGGTGTCGAGGTTGAGTACGTGGACGAGGCCAGCCAGAGCAAGAAGGCCTATGTCCGGCTGCGCGTTGATAGCGGGTCCGTGGTGGTCGGCGCGAGCAGCAACCCCAAGAAGTTTCAATTTCCCGGCTGCACCAATCAGCAGCAAGCCATGAACAGGGCTCAACTGGAGGCCCGCCGCATCCTCTACCAGCGCACGTCGATCTCCGACACCGCGCTGGCAGACGCTGGGGCCATAGGGCCTGGGGCACTGGTGCGCTACATCGACCCCAACGACTACGCAGCCGACGACAACCTCCAGGCTGGCGAGGTCCTGGCAATCAGTGGGTCCCTCATTGCCACGAGTGAACTGATCGACTGGAAGGGGTTGCCTTCCGGGCGAATTCAGTTCACGGGTGTGGACGGGGCTCTGCTGGGGCCTCCCATCGTCTGCTACCCCGAAGGCGAAGCGGTGCGTCTATCTGGGGCAATCCCGTCAGGGATCTTTGTCGCAGATGGGGTAACGAGCCAATGCGGAAGCCGCTACGCACTGACCGTCGGACTCACCACAGCGGAGATGGAATCGGCCGGTCTTTACACCCTCACGAGCGCGAAGCCGGAAGGCGACGGGAAAACCGTCTCCATAGCATTGGTCAACTATGACGCGCGCCTCTACGAGCAAGACTGATGACCACGCCCAGTAGCACCCCCATACCGAGCAAGCTTCCACAGGATCTGCTCTACAACGCTGAGCGGTTCGATGAGGTGCTCAATTCCCAGGTTGTCAGCTATGCGGATCGCTTTGGTCTGCCGAGGATGACCCTGGCTGGTGCTGTTGCGTCAATTGCCGCAGTCACTCCCCGTGGAAGCTGGGCTTCAGGTGTTTCGTACAACCTGAAGGATGTCGTTCTCGCTGGCGGCATCGCTTACATCTGCATCGCAGCCCACATTTCTGGGTCCACCTTCGCGGGTGACCTAGCTGCCAAGTGGCGGATCTACCAAGGTGTACTTGGCGCGGACCTCAGTGACTTCACTGATGCGTCGAAGGGCCCGGCTCTTATGGGGTACGGCGGCGGCAAGAACTACGTCTCGCGATCCATCGGCGCCAGGCTGGACGACGTTGGAGCAAGCCCGCGAGCATTCGGGGCGGTGGGGGATGGCGTTGCAGATGACACGCCATTCTTCAACATGTGCTTCATCTACAGCCGCACGCTGGACATCCGGAATCGCGCCTGGAAGATCACGTCCACCGTTGCGCTTCCAGATCGGGCGGTCATCAACATGATGGGCGCGGACCTGAACCTTGCATGTGGCAGCACGCCCGCGTTTTCGTTCACGGGTGCCAAGGAAAGTCTCTACATCGTCCACGGCGGAGGCGCGGTTCAAGGCACGGCTTCGTGCTTCTTGTTTTGCCAAGGAACGACGAACCAGCCGACGTCGGTCAACCAGTACGCCCGACAGATTCGCATCGAGGGGCTGTACATCACGAGCCCGACCATCACGGCCGCGCTGAAGTTTGATCTTGCTGTTCGGCAAGTATTCATCTCGAAGTGCATGTGGTACACGCCCTGCGGGATCGATGCCACGACTGGAAAAACGGTTGAAATCCACATTACCTCGTCTCTGTTCTTTGGCGCTACCGGCGCCGCTGGAACCTACTTCGCGAAGCTGCGCTCGACTGGCGGGACCACTTACTACTCCGAGGGGTGGCACATCGATACCTGCACGATCGACAACTATGAGATCGTCTTCGATGTCACCGACCTCTATGTGATGACTGTCTCCAACAGCTACCTGGGCGTAGCTGCACCGTTCATCAGTACGACTGGCTACATCTTCCAGTTCCAGGCTCCCTCTACGGCACTCTGTGAGTCGATCAAGGTCGGGAACGTGGTTCTGAACGGGCGCACGCAGTTCGTGGCGTCCGCCGGCGGCGTCGCCTACAGCTTTGAGATCAATGGCTTCGTTGTCACGGGAGTCACGGGCACAGCATTTGCGTTGCACAACAACGCCTCCAACATCAACATCTTCAACGGGCTGTTCAAGGCCGGATCGAACTCCGCGATCGGCGTGGTCGGGGACAACAACAACAACAAGGTCGTTTGCGCGAATCTGTCGTTCGACGGAACCTACGCCAATGGCGTTGTGCTCAATGGGAGCGCTGGTGTGGACTGCTCGGTGGGTCCGCTGTTCGGCTCTACGGTCGGAGACATCGTCGGGGCCGGTCGCAACAACATCCGATACGTCGGAATACCGGTGCATTCCGCAGGTGTAGCGGCACTGATGCGTTCGGTCAGTGCGAATTTGGGAAGCGGTTCCTCCTATGCGGTGGGCGTGGCTATTGCGACTATTCCTTGGAACTTCGCCAAGGGGGAAAAAGGTGACGTCGTTGTGCACCTGCCGTACTCAGGGGCGACTGCAGCGACGCAGAACGTCCAGATTGGGTTACCTGCCGGCATGTCCCTTGAATCTGGAAGTGGCTGGTCAGCCGCAAACAACTACCTCGGTGCAACAAATGGCCTCCTGACGGTGCGCGCGCGTTATCGCTGCTCCGCGGACGGCGGTGGCAACGTGACGGTCACCAATCAAGCCGGCAGCACCCTCACTGTCAACAACCAGGCGTATTGCGCTGTCTTCAGGGATATGTGACATGAAGCTCACCATTTTTGTACGTGCTGATCTGGCGGCGATCGCCAAGAGCTACCCCAACCGCCCTGATGCCTGGGTCGCGGCTGCCTTCGCTGAAGGATCTCCGATGGGCGGCTGGAACCTGACCACCAGTCAGGCAGCGGATGAGGATCTGATTCGCAAGTGCGCATCGGACAGCTATCCGCTCTACCCCGAAGTGGAGCTCATCTACCCGGACGAAAAGCCCAGCGTGGAGGCGGCATGAAGCAGGAAGTCAAGGACATCGCCACGGAGCTGGCCACTCGCACCGCTCCGGCCGGTGGGTTGACCATCGTGTCGGCTCCGTGGTGGAGTTCGGTCAACTGGTCCGCGGTTCTGTCCGGCGTGCTGGTAGTGCTGCAGGTGGCATACCTCCTGCGCAAGTGGTGGCGGGAGGAAACCGACTGGGGTGTCAAGCTCAAGCGCCGGTTGGGCCGCAAGCCGGTCGCCGAAACCGGTTCCATGGAGCTTGACGAATGAGCAAGCTCCGAATCGCTGCCGCGGCCCTGACGCTTAGCGCAGCAGGTTTCGCGGCGATCGTCGGTCATGAGGGCTTTGAGCCGGTTGCCAAGCCACCGGTGCAGGGCGACCGACCGACCTATGGCTTCGGCTCCACCTTTCACGCTGACGGAACGCCGGTGCAAGCCGGTGAGGTCATCACGCCACCGGCGGCGATACGGCTTTCCGTCGCCCACATCACCAAGGGTGAGCCGCAGCTGCGTGCGTGCGTGACGGCGCCGGTCAGTCAAGAGGAGTGGGACATCCTGGTGGACTTCGCCTACTGGCGCGGGTTCTCCGGCGCGTGCCGCAGTGAGGTGGTGCAGAACATCAACGCCGGCCGGTACGCGGATGCGTGCGCGGCCTACCTCAACCTGGACAGCCGCAAGGCCGCAGGCCGTGACTGCGCTGCCGCGGGCAGCGGCTGCCGCGGTGTGTGGCTGCGGGCCCAGGAGCGCAACCGCAAGTGCATGGAGGCTCAATGAACGAGAAGCCCACCAACCCGAAGGACGCCATTGGCGCCAACAAGCTCCCGCTGCACCTATGGCCGCCGGCGGCCACCGCCTACGGCTGCGTCGGCCTGGCCGAAGGGGCGCTTAAGTACGGGCGGGGGAACTGGCGCGATGCCGGTGTGCGGGCTTCCATCTACGTGGACGCGTGCAAGCGGCATCTGGACGCCTGGTTCGAAGGTGAGGAGGTGGCGCCGGATTCCGGCTCTCCGCATCTCGCGAACGCACTGGCGTGCCTTGCCATCCTGGTGGACGCCAAGACGGCCGGGAAGCTGGTGGATGACCGCAACTTCAACGGCGCAGGATACCGGGCGCTGGTGGAGGAGTTGACGCCTCATATCGCGCACCTCCGCGACCTGTTCAAGGACAAAAGCCCGCGCCACTTCACCATCGCCGACAACCCGGAGGCCTCATGAGTATCCTCATCGCCTGCGGGCTGGGCAGCTTCGTGTTCGTGGCCCTTTTCACGTGGCGGGCCTACACCCGTGCACCCGGGCCCGGCCAGTCGCCGCGCAGCGCCATCACCGAGGCGTGGGTGAACATCGCTGTGGGCTTCGCGATCAACTTCATCGCCAACTTCCTGATCCTGCCGCTGATCGGTGCGCACCCGAGCGCCGCTCAGAACTTCTGGATGGGCTGGATCTACACGGCGGTCTCCATCGTCCGCCAGTACGCGATCCGCCGATGGTTTAACGCGCACCTGGTCGCGCTGTCGCGGCGGCTGGCCGGGGAGGGCGGTTCATGAGCCCCTATGCCGCATTTGGCGTGGCCCTGACCTTCGTCGCCGCGTACGGGGTAGGGCGCCTGGATGGCGCACGCCTGGAGCGCGCCGAGCAGGACCGCGCCGCCCTCGCCGTGGAAACGGCCTCACGGGAAGGGCGAGAGACGACGGCTAAGGCCATCTCATCCATCCGAGTGCAAAACACAACCATCCAGCAGCGCCTGGAGAGGGAGGTCCGACGTGAACCGGTCTATAGCGATCCTGGCTGCCGCCTCACTCCTGGTGGGCTGCGCGACCTCAACGAAGCCCTCACCGGCACCGGAGCGGTCGCAGGTGGTGGCGGCCTGCCCGCCTCTGACGCCACTAGATGACGACACGATGGGAGGTCTCGTGCTGAAGCTGCAGCAGGTGGCCGGCCAATATCGCGAATGCCGCGCCGCGGCCCTGAGGGAGAAGTGATGGACAAGACCTGCAGCGACTGCAAGCACTATCGGCCGGCGCCGACCGACTGCGCCACGGTGGCCGAGTACGGCGACTGCCGGGCCCACCCGCCCACGGTCATCGTGATCGAAGATGAGCCGGTGTCGGAGTTCCCGGCCGTCAATGCGGACGAAGGTTGCGGCGAATGGGAGCCCAAGCAATGACGCCGGCCGAGTTCGACCAGTTGGCCGAGTTTGCGACGGCACGGGAGCGCGATGTCCTGGAAGCGGTCGCGCTGCACGGCAGCCAGCGCCGAGCCGCTGAGGCTCTGGGCGTCAGCAAGAGCGCCGTCAGCAACGCCTTCGACCAAGTACGCAAGCGGGCGGCCCGCAGAGGCCACGCCCCGGGCCACTTCGTCAGCGGCGTGGCGCCGGGCTACCTCATGGGGAAGGTGACTGTCCAGCGCGCCAAGGACGGGGCCGTGGAGCGGACCTGGGAGCGCCAGTCGCCGGAGCAGGTTGCACAGCAAGAGGCGCTGCGCGCTGGCCTGGAGGCGATGGCGGCCGAGCTGCCGCGGGTGAAGCCGCGCAAGCCGGCCGCCAATGACGATGCCTACAGCAGCAAGATCATGGCGTGCTACCCCATCGGGGACGCACACATCGGCATGATGTCCTGGCCAGAAGAGACTGGCGAGGCCTGGGACCTCAAGATCGCCGAAGAGATGCACAGCACGGCGATGGCCCGGCTGGTCGAGATGGCTCCCGGCTGCGAAGAGGCCGCCATCGTGAACCTCGGCGACTGGTACCACGCCGACAACATGGAAGGCGTCACCAGCCGCAGCGGCCACCGCCTGGACATGGACAGCCGGTACGCGAAGATGGCTCGCACCGGCGTTCGGATCATGCGGACCATGATCGAGACGGCCCTGACGAAGCACAAGCGGGTGCGCGTCATCAACGCGGTGGGGAACCACGACGACACCGGCTCTCTGATGCTGAGCATCTGTCTGGCCCACATCTACGAAAACGAGCCGCGGGTCATCATCGACACCGCGCCGGCGCCGTGCCACTACATCCGCCACGGGCTGACGCTGGTGGGCGTACACCACGGCCACAGCATCAAGCCCGAGCGCCTGCCGGGCGTGATGGCGACCGACCGGGCGGAGGACTGGGGCCAGACCCGCCACCGGTACTGGTGGATGGGCCATGTGCACCACCAGTCGCTCCAAAAGGATCACCCGGGGGTGTCGGTGGAGTCGTTCCGCACCCTCGCCGCAAAGGATGCCTATGCGACCTGGGGCGGCTACCGGGCGCCGCGTGACATGAAGGTCATCCTCCTGCACAGCGAGCACGGGGAGGTGGGACGGTACACCGTCACCCCAGAGATGCTGGCCGAGGTGGCCTGACCATGCGCTCAAACTGCCTCATCTGGGCCCTGTGCGCTTGGCTGAGGCTGCGCCGGCGGCACGCGTGTCACCTGGCGGTGCGCGGTAGCCGATGGGGCCCGTTCCCGCACTTCAGTTTGATGATCCAGCGCCGGGATGGTGCCTTCCGATGCATCAGCTTCAAGCCTGCCGCACCTCGGGCGAAGGGACTGCCGCCCCCGCTTTTTGTCGGCTGCATGCGGTGGGGTGACTGATTCTTCCCCTATCGGTGTACCGGGACGTGTCAACCTCCGGCGTCGAAGCCGCAGCCACCGGAGCGGAGGTCGAACGGGGGCGCTTCTCCACGTACCGGTGAAGCAGCGAAGCAAGTCCCAAAGATCCGGCCAGCGCCAGCCCCCAGCCGACCAACGCGACAGGCAACGGGAGTTGAGGCGTGCTAGCCCCGGAAACCATCAGCTCAGGCCCGCCCAGCACTAGCCTTGCAAACTGGTTGAGGATCCACACTACCAGCGCATGCCCCATGTAGAGCGAGTAGGAGACAGAGCCAAGCCACTGCAAGGTCCTAGCTTTGAAAATGCGTGCAACTGGAGCATCGCCGGCCAATCCTGCCACCGTGAATCCGGCTAGTGACACCGCGAGTAGGTCGGCCGTGGCCTCACCGCTGCTGAACATCATGACAAGTATCAGGCCCGCCATCGCAGCAGGCGCAACGGGCGGCGGGAGGCGAGGGCGGACCTCGGCCAACATCGCCCCCAGGAAGAATCCAGCAAAGCATCGCGCCATCGGATTCCAGCCGCTCTCGGGGGCCAGGAGCACCATCAGAGCCGCGCCCACTGCCAGCAACGCAAACGCGGTGACGCGGTGCAGCTGTACGAAGAGTACGACGGCTCCGAAAGTTAGGTAGGTCCACAGCTCGGCGCTTATCGACCATGCCGGTGCGTTAAAGGTGAGAGGGTTGCCTGTGGGGCCGACAGACTGAATCAGCAGCAGGTGCTGCAGCAGCGCAGTTGGCGAGTTCTCTCGGAAGGCGCGGGTGCTGGGGCTGACGATTCCCTGACCCTGCGCCCACCACTTGGCGACCTCCACTAGCAGGAAAGCCAGCAACATGACCAGATGCACCGGGTAGAGCCGGACAACACGTCTCCACTGGAACCTGACCAGGTCGGCGCCGTTGTGAATCTGGCTTCCATAGGTCCGCGCGATGACAAACCCGGACAGCACGAAAAAGACCGGCACCATGAGGTGGCCATTGCGCAGTACCTGGAAGTTGAGTTCGGGGCTCCAAACCGGTAGGTGGTGTAAGACCACCAGCACAGCCGCGATGCCGCGCAGGCCATCCAGTGCCGCAATCCTCCCTTGGGACATTCTTTGTCTCCTTTTGTGCGGAAATTCTGCCACTGACGGTCGTTTGGGCCCCGGCCGTCATTCCACCCGCAGTGCCAGCGTCCTGCCGATAGCCGTGAATGCAGCCGCAAGGGCGTCAATCTTCGTGGTGTGACCCAGGTCAAGCAGGCGCGTCACCTCTTGTGGCTTGATCCCCATTGCCCTGGCCAGATCCGCGGGCCGGATCTTCTGCGCCACCATCTCATTCAGGAGCAGCAACTTGGCTTGCATGGAGACGGGCAGGGTGACCAGCTCCTCTCCCGGCTCAAGTGCGCTGGGTTCAGGCACGGCGCGCTGCTCCTCCTGATAGAACTCCATCGCAGTGGCGAGCGCGTCCAGCGCCATCGCCCGAGCATCCTCCAGGGAATCGCCCTGGGTGATGGCTTCGGGGATGTCGCGGAAGGTGACAACGTACCCGCCGGTGTCGGCGTCCGGCTCAAACTTGGCCGGGAAGCTGAAGCGGTTTTTCATTGGTGATGAGGAGACCTCGAAGATGCGATCAAGGGGCCCCGGTTTCCCGGGGCCTGTGACTTAGAGACCGAGCTGTTTGACGATTGCCTTCTGGGTTCCCGTCTTCAGCTCTTTGCCGGGGTGTCTGGGGAGGACCGCTGCTCTGTCGCCTTTCTTCAGCTTCCAGTGCCTGGTTCCCTGCGTGACTACCACCCCTTGCGACTCAAGCCAGCGCTTGAATTCGCTGATCTTCATGCTCCCCTTCGGGGTTGTTGACGATGAATAGAATATAAACAAAACTGATTATAAACGCAAGCATTTTTGTTTACTTGAGCCATCGGCCAGGGTCGAAGCGTTCACTTCCAGGCCTTCGATGGTGGATGCGGCGCTGGAGCCGTCCGCTGCATCAGCTTCAAGCCCACGGCCCCGAGGGCGAAGGGCCTACCGCTACCACTCTTCCTCGGCCGTATGCGGTGGGGCGATTGATCATCCCAACTTGGCGTAATACGCTAATTCAGCTTGCGCCCCTTGAGTTAGCGCATTACCTTAGTTCAACCGGCAGCGCGGTGCTGTCGGCAACGGGAGAAAAAGATGAGCGACACCGCCAGCACAGTCATACTCGGCGGGCGCGAAATTCAAATGGACGCCGCGCGCAATTTGATGGATGACGGGTTGTGCGAGGAGATCCACGGGACCGTGGACAACGATCAGGATTTCCTGGACGCTTACCTCGCAGCCCATGAGGCAAAGTTCGGCACTCCCTTTGTGCTTGCATGA